AAATAGGCTTGTCAGGTGCACTGGTGGCGTTTAGTGTTGCCGCATAGCTAGTGCCTTTGGTAGCCGACCGCTAGCTAAACTCGCGGCCCGGTTGAGCACAGCTCCCGGGCCGCAATCTTTACAAAATACCTGTTGCAATCGTTCACGCTTGTGCGTAATGTGAGCGCATTGCTGATGACGTGATGTCATCCTTTGAATGCGACATGGGTCGCTCTCCCCTCCAAATCGCCAAGAAAGGTAATTCTCATGGCAGCAGGTCCCACGACTCGGGTGAGCGACATCATCGTCCCCGAAGTCTTCACTCCCTATATGCAAGTTCTGACAGAGGAAAAATCGCGACTCGTTCAGTCCGGTCTTCTCTCTCGTTCGCAAGCTCTTGATGCTCTGCTCGCTGGCGGTGGTATCACGTTCCAGGTGCCTTCGTTCCGCGATCTGGACAACGATGCTGATCGTGTCTCGACCGACACTTCGGTGCCGTTCAATCATCCTGATTCTTCGCTCCCGTCTGGTGTGGCTCGTCCGCCGAACCCGCTGAAGATTCAGACGCAGAAAGAGATTGCCGTTCGTCTGAACCGCAACAACTCTTGGTCTTCGACAGACCTCGCAGCGATCCTTGCCGGTGCTGATCCCATGCAGGCAATCGCCAATCGCGTTGCTGCCTACTGGACTCGGCGTCTGCAAGCCGCGTTTATCGCGACCTGGAAAGGCGTCATCGCTGACAACGAAGCGAACGATTCCGGTGACTACATCAACGACATCTCGGGAACGAGCTTCATCGATGGTGTGACCAACTTCTCTGCTGAAGCCTTCCTCGATGCTGCCCAGACGATGGGTGACTCTCAGGAAGATCTGGTTGCTGTGGCGGTCCATTCGGTCGTCTACAACCGGATGCAGAAGAACAACCTCATCGATTTCATCCCGGATGCTCGTGGTGAGATCAACATTCCGACCTTCCTGGGTCGTGAAGTGATCGTCGATGATGGTCTGCCTCGGACCGGTTCGGTCTACGACACGTGGCTCTTCGGTGCTGGTGCAACTCAGCTCGGTGTTGGCACTCCCCCGGTGGCAACTGAAGTTGAGCGGAGGCCCGGTGGTGGCAATGGTGGCGGTCAGGATGTGCTCTACTCGCGCGTGATGTGGACGATTCACCCGACTGGTCACGCTTGGGTTGGCACGGCTGGTGATGGTGGTCCGGCGAACACCGGAACGGGTAACTCGGACCTCGACGAAGCTGCGTCGTGGGACCGAGTGTATCCGGAGCGGAAGCAGATCAAGTTCGCTCGCCTCGTTACTCGTGAGGCCTAATACTTAAGGCGGAGCTTCGGCTCCGCCTCTATCTCCATTTGGAGGGAAGCTCCATGACTACTCGTATGCGACATCTTCGTCATCGCGAATTGAACGGTCTTGCTCGGAAACGTCTTGATCACACGAAGAAGGCTCTCGCCATGGGTCTTCCCGCTGGTCGCAAAGCAGAGTATGTCTTCACTGCTGACAACCTGACTGACATGATCACTGTAGCTGGTCAGGACAATCTCGCAGTAGGAAATCCTCGTGTCATCTTGAGAGGTAATCTTCCTACTCAACTCAGGACTGGTAAAATCTACTGGCTCGCTGATACAGGAACGAATACCTATTCTCTTCACGAAAAGAAAGCGGATGCTGCTGCCGGAACTGGTGACATCACTTTCACTAGTAATGGGACTGGCACTCTTCGTATGACCATCCTTGATTAAGGAGAAAGAAATGGATATCAAAGAAGCACTCGGTCAGCTCGATACTCTTGAAGATTCGAACTGGACTGATGACGGAGCTCCGGCTATCGAGGCTGTTTCCTCCCTCTTGGGTAGGAAAGTCACTCGTGCAGAAATCATTGAGGCTGCGCCGAAATTCTCTCGAGAAAACACTGATCTTTCTGGTGTTACTCCTGCTCCAAAGACTGAGCAAAATTCGAATGCCTCTCTTCTGAAGATCTTCTCTGAAATGGAGCCCATGCTGCCTGAAGAGCTGGCACAGAAGATTCTTTCCAAGATTGATCCAAAGCTGTTGCCTGAAATTGAGATCATGCTTGGTCAGCAGTTGCAGGCAATTGAACAGAAAGAAAAAGAAGTAGAGGAGATGAAGCGTCGTGTCAAACTAGGCCGCGCTCTCACTCAGGCTTGGATCAAAAGGCTGATTCCAGACATCTCTAATCAGCAAGCAATCCAAGAATATATTCGATCTTCGAATGCTCGCCGTGCAGAGAAAGCTGCTGAAATCAATCGAGTTCTTGGCGGACTGAAACCGGCTGATATCGCCAAGCTCGATCCTCGAGCCGCCATTGACAAAGCATTCGCCCGTAAGACTGCTCGTGGTAGTCAGCGTCCGGTGCGGTAATGGTGACGTTGGACCGCACATACGCTCTCGCACTTTCGCGTCAAAAGCGTAGGCTTGCTGAAGCATCCAGAAGCCGTTTTTCGGCGCTTATCTCGACCCCTCAGACGCTTGCTGGAGGCCAAGCGCCAGCGGCTAGTGCTGCCCTAGCCTTGCCTGCCAATGCGCGGCTAGCGGTGTCCTCCGACGTCCCTGTGGCCTCTGGAGAGGTGGTGGTAAACGTGGCAGGTGGCAGGGTGCTGGGAACGCCTGCTCTGGCTGCAAATCAGATCTACGAAGTAGGTTATGTAGAATCTGGCAAACAAATCACACTCGAAAAAACTGTCGCAGGTGCTGGCACTATCACGCTCTACTTCCTAGATGATTGGAAGCGACCTTTTTCAATCGCCACTTCAACATTCACATGAGGTGAACTATGCCACTCATTGTTGAAGATGGAACAGGAATCGCAAACGCAAACTCCTACACGACAGTCGCTTTTGCAGATGCCTATTTTGCAGATCGCATGAATTCCACTTGGGCTGCTGCTACCACGGCTGAGAAAGAATCTGCTCTGATCAAAGCTACTGATTACATTGAGCTGCGCTTCAAACATCGCTGGAAAGGCAATCTCGCTCCTGAAGCAACGACACTGTCGTTTCCAAGGCAATACTTCTACGATCGTAAGGGCGAGCTGGTAGATTTTGAAGAAGACGGTATCCCGGTAGATATCCAGAAAGCGACAGCTGAATATGCACTTCGAGCTCTATCTGCAGATCTTCTCCCTGATCCTGTTGTTGCCGATTCTGGTCAGGCTGTCAAAAGAACCTATGACAGAGTCGGTCCGCTTGAAACTGAGGTCGAATATGAAGGTGGTGCTTCTCGGCCTGATCTTATTCGTCCTTATCCTTCTGCAGACAATCTTCTCAAATTCTGGATCACAGGCGTTGGCGGGGTGATTCGATAATGGGGATCGATTATGCAAAGCTCGCAAAGAAGGCCGAAGCTCTAATAACGAAAGCTGGCCGGATTGTGACGCTTGTTCGACCCAATGAAAATCCAGCTGACCCCAATCAGCCTTGGAATGGTCCTGCTAATGGTGAAATCACGCTCGATATTCCAGGCATTCAACTTCTGCCGAATGCTGTCCGCATCTTTGGGCTTTCCGCTTTGGGTGATGCGAAAGAGTTCAAAGAATTGATAACTTTCAACGAATTGATCTATGTCGTTTTTCAAGGCGAAGTAGATTTGGCAACCTATACTCTAGTTCGTGATGGTGGTGTAGATTATCAGATTGAGGCAACACAAGCTCTGAAGCCAGCCGATACAACCTTGCTCGGTTTCATCGGAGTTCGTCGATGAGCCTCACCTATAAAGAAGCGAATGACGAAATTCTTGCGTTGCTCAAGACAGCGTGGGACACCACTGGTCACAAGATTTTCTGGGAAGGTGTCCGCGACCAACGTGAAACTGACATGTCTCCGTGGGCAGCAGTCGTAGTTCGCCATGTAGCAGGTCAGCAAGACACTCTCGGCGGAGTTGGTTCCAGACAATTTCTGCGTCTTGGGACAATTATCGTCACTATCAACACTCCATCAAGTTCTGGCTTGTCAGAAGCCTACAACTTGGCTAAGGTCGTAAGCGACGCCTATGAGGGTGTTTCTTCACCTAATGGAGTTTGGTTCCGAAATGTTCGTATCAATGAGCTAGGTCGGGAAGGAACTTTCTTCCAGATCAACGTCATCATTGATTTCGAATACTACGAAACTAAGTAAGGGAGGCCAGGAATGGCACAAGTTCCGAAGATTGACTCTAATATCACTGGACTTGCTTATGCCGAGGAAGCCTCTCTAGGTTTCTTGCCCGGCGAAGGAGGTTTCAGCGGCACTCCGGTATGGAGGCGTCTCAACCCGAATAGCTATAACGACTTCGGTGGCGAAGTTGTCACCGTGGCTCCAAATCCAATCAATCCGTCTCGTCAACGTCGCAAAGGTGTTACCACTGACCTCAATGCGTCTGGTGGTTTCAATCACAACCTGACATATGAAAACCTCAAAGATCTTATGCAGGGTGTGTTCTTTGCGGACATCCGTGCTAAGCCTCAGAGGGCTGTCACAGCAATCGACCTCGACGGTAACAACCCTGATGAATATGAGGTCGCTTCCACGGCCGGATTCCTTGTCAACTCTCTGATCATTGGCAAGAATTTTGTCAACGCTGCGAACAATTCTCTCAATGTTGTCGTAGCAGTTGTCAACAACGTCTCTGTAGAAGTTGCTAACGGTCAGCTTGTCGCTGAAACTCCGCCCGCTGGTGCTGTCATCAAAGTCGTCGGTTATCAGTTCGGTGATGCTGATGCAGTGATCAACGTCTCCGGAGATCTTCCTCGGCTCCAGTCTAATGGTGGCCTCACTGACTTCACAACTCTCGGCCTTGTCCCCGGTCAGTGGGTATACATCGGTGGTGATATCTCTGCACATACCTTCACCGCTGCTGCTAACAACGGCTTCAAGCGTATCAGGTCTGTGAATGCTTCGGGAATCACTTTCGACAAATCTGATCAGCCGATGGTCGCTGATGCTGGTGTTTCCGGCAAGACCATTCGGTTGTTCTTCGGCGATGTGCTTCGGAATGAAACTGGCTCGCTGATCAAGCGCCGAACCTACAATATTGAACGAACGCTGGGCGCTCCGGATGATTCTCAACCATCGCAAATCCAATCGGAAGTGCTGATTGGTGCTGTCCCCAACGAAATCTCTATCAACATTCCGCAGGCTGAACTGGCATCTGTGGACTTCACGTTCGTAGCTATCGACAACGAACAGCGTTCTGCTGCAATCGGACCGAAGCAAACGAACGTGATCGAGCCTCGCTCTGCTTCTGAATACAACACTTCGAGCGACATCGGTCGTATTCGGTTGGCGGCTGTCTCAAATGTTGATGAGGCACCTTCGGCTCTGTTCGCTTACGTTACTGAAGCGACGATCACCATCAATAACAACGTCACGCCAAACAAGGCTGTCGGTGTTCTTGGTGCATTTGATGTGACCGCAGGCACTTTCCAAGTCTCAGGAGAACTGACAGCATATTTCTCCAATGTGGCTGCGACGCAAGCTGTTCGAAACAACGCTGACGTGACTCTGGATATCTCTTTCGTCAAAGACAACACGGCAATGGTCATTGACCTGCCGCTGATTTCTTTGGGCGATGGACGACTCAATGTAGAAGTGGACCAGCCGATCACACTGCCTCTTTCTACTGAGGCAGCATCTGGTCAAGATGTGAGCAATAATCTTGATCACACGGCTCTGATCACCTACTTTGATTACGTTCCGAACGCGGCGTAAATCCCAATAATGGAGAATTGAAGATGGGAATGTATGACGTTTTCGAGACTGATGAGGATCTCGAAACAACAGGCATCTGGCTGGATTATGGCGATTTCCGCGTTCGTATCGCCTCTGCTGGTCAGGGTAACAAGAAATATGTGAAATATGCTGAGAAAGCTCTCAAGCCTGTTCGCAAAGCGATGCAGGCTGGAGCTCTCTCGAATGAACGATCTCTCGCGATCATGTCTGACATTTATGCCAAGACTATTGTCCTTGACTGGGAAGTCTTGGTTGATGGCAAGATGGTGAAGGGCATCGAACAGCGAGACGGTTCCATTGCTCCGTTCAACTACGAGAACGTTCGTCAGGTCTTCCTTGATCTTCCTAATCTGTTCCTTGATATTCAAGAACAGGCCAACTCAATCGCCAACTTTCGTAGGGCGGAACTGGAGGAAGATACAAAAAACTCGTGAGTGTCCTTGAATACCAGATGGAGCAAGGACACATCGAGGAACAAATCATCAAACAGGCTGAAAGAAGCGGCCTACCAATCCCAGATCGCATTGAAAATGCCCCTAGCATTATGCCGGGGCTAGAGCTATACTACATCGGGTTCTTAGAGCTGAACTCTTCCCGTTCTTTGGGCGGATTCGGCATAGGCCCGATTCCTTGGCTTGCGATAGAGCAATATTCGCAGGCTTTAGAACTAGATGAAGATCAGAAAATGGCGATGCACTTCCACATCGTCGAAATGGACAAGGCCTACCTTCGCCATCAACAGAAGAAAAACAAGTAATGCCGACACTTCAGTTCTCGAAAAATATCCGCCGACGCGGTAGACAAGTAGAGAACGCAGCGACCGCTCTTGTTCGTTCGATGGCGAAGAGAACTTTGCGCTCACTGGTCCTAAATACGAAAGTTGATACCGGCAAAGCTCGATCTAACTGGCGCGTCGGTGTCGGAGCACCCACAAGGGCTGTAATCAGTCCTTACAATCCATATCCGAAAAAATCAAAAGCCAATGGTCAGGGTATTGCAGAAACTGCTAATGCCACGGCTGCGATCGCTGCTGGTAACGCTCGCATCAATTCTCTGAGAGGTATCAGCGGAGTTGGTTTGAAGACTGCCCTCTTCATCAGCAATAATGTAGATTACATCGACAAAGCTCTGCTGCCCGGTGCTCTAGAGGCTTCTATTGTTGAAGCTAGAGCAGCACTCAGGGGTTTTCGAGTATTCGATTCACGTAATGATGATGAGGGAGGTGACGTCTAGTGGTCACTGAAACTGTCAACATTCGGTTCGTAGAATCGGGCGCTAGAGTTGTCAAGCGCCGGATTGATGAAATCGGTCAAGCTGCGAACAGTGCAACTCGCGGTATTTTTCTGCTCAAGAGAGCATTGTTTGTCATCGGTGGTGCAGGTATTGCTCGCGGTCTGCAACAGTATGCTGATTCACTCACCAATATGGAGAACAGACTTAGGCTGACAACTGACAGCACGGCTCAGCTAGAAGCAGTTCAGTCTGAACTTTTCGAAGTAGCACGTCGTTCTCGTTCAGATCTTGCTGGCACAGCCGATATCTACAATAGGATTGCTCTTTCTGCGAAGAATTTCGGAGTAGGACAGAAACAAATTCTCGCTGTAACTGAAACTCTGCAAAAAGCAGCTATCCTTTCTGGTGCGTCCGCTCGTGAAGCCAACGCTGCCCTCATTCAGCTTGGGCAAGGTATCGCTTCTGACCGTCTGTCTGGTGATGAACTTCGTTCTGTTCTGGAACAACTTCCGGCTGTCGCTGACATCTTGGTTGACTATCTAAACAAGACTGGTCAATTCGGTAATGTCACTCGCGGCACGTTGCGTGAGCTTGGTCGTCAAGGCAAGCTCACTGCTGATATAATATTCAGTGCAATTGAAGCTGCGCAAGGTCGTATTTCTCAACTCTTTGAAGAAACTAACCCTACGATTGAGCAAGCCTTCAAAGTCGCTGAAACTAATCTACTTCAATTCATCGATAAGTTTGACGATGCGACTGGTGCTTCTGCTGCTGTAGCCAAAGCGATCATCAGTATTTCTGAGAACTTGGACATTTTGCTCGCTGGTGTCCTTGCCGTTGCTGCTGCTCTCACTGGGCTATTCACAGCTAAAGTTCTCGCGGCAATTAGCGCCTATGTGACGAAACTTCAAATCGCTGGCGGTGCTTTCGCACGACTACGTTCAATTCAAGCGGCTTCTGCTGCCGCCCAAGCGGCTCATACTGCTGCTATCGCGAATGACACTCGTATTCGTGTGCAAAACTACATGGCGATCGTTGCTCGTTCTAACGCGCAACTTAGATCAGCTCAAGCAGAATATGCTGAAGCTACCGCTGCTTTCACAAACGGTCGTGCTCGAGATGCTCAAACTGGTAGGTTCATTGCGAACCAAGTTGCTCGTGACCGACTGACTGCTGCCAGTATCAGGCTCGCAAATGCAGAGCGTATTAATCTAGCACTGACTAATCAACTCACTGCGGCTCGTGTTGCTAACACTGCTGCTGAAAATGCTGCTGCGGCTGCCGCAACTCGCGCAGCGATTGCTCAAGAAGCTAAGAATACGATGCTAGTCCGTCTTAGCGCCACTTTCCCATTGCTCACTGGTGCTGCTCGGATGGCTGGTGGAGCAATCGCAGGAGTGTTCTCGCTTATTGCCGCACATCCGATTGGTGCTCTGATTACTGCCCTCGTTGCAGCAGGCATTGCAGTCTTCACCCTGGGTGATCGATTCAAGGTAACTGCTGACGGCGTAGTGTCGCTGAAAGACGCAGCTATTGCTGCATTCCAGATTATCTTTGAATGGGTAGGCAGTGTCGTTTCTGCGCTGGGAGAGCGACTAGCTCCAATCATCAATACAGTTAGTCAGGCTTTTGTCACTCTTGGTGAAATCGCTAGTAGTATTCTAGGCGGTATCTTTCAAATCTTTGTGTCTGTGTTCAACGCTATCGCAGGAACAGTTGTCGGCTTCATTAACGGAACTATTCGTTCTTGGCAACTGCTTCCAGCAGCTTTGATAGATATTATGAATATCGCACGAAATGGCTTGCTGACAATTATTGAGAATATTGTCAATGGCTTCATTGAAGGCATCAAGGAAATTCCGAATTTCTTCTCTCGAGCGATGGAGAATATCGCTCAATTTGCTAGGGATGCAGTCACTTTCATTGTTGATGCTTTCACAGCTTTGCCTGGAGCTATCAGTGATATCGCTGAAGCGGCTGTTCGTTTCCTAGTGGCGAAGTTCCAGAATGGAATTAACTCTATCAAACGACTTTTGAATACCCTCCCCGGTATTTCGCTCTCTGTTGGCGAAGACATCCAAGCCGCTTTTGACGGTTTGAAAATCGAACTTCCAGATCCTCCAAGTTTTAATGATTTCTTCAGAGAAGGAAGACTTAGTCTTGATCGTTTTCGTGGTGAAGTTACTGGTAGTGCTGCTGAAGTCGGTAACATCTACGCTGAAGAGTTTGCAAACGCCTACAGTCGCAATTTGGCCGGTGAAGCTGGTCAGGCAATCTCCAATGCAGTAGAATCGCTTGGCAATTCTGTCATTAATCGTGCTCGTGAAAATCTTGCGAAACAAACTAGTGCTATAACTGATAGCCCGATCGATACAGGTAAGCCTGGAACTGGTGGCGATGGCGGTGGCGGTGGCGGTGGTCGTCGTCGTGGTGGCGGTGGTGGTAGCTCAGCGAGTTTTGATTCCGAATTGACACAGCTCCGACAGAGGATCGATCTGGAACGCCAGTATGGCATCCAGAAAGAAATAACGAACAACATCTTGAGCATTGAAAAATCTATCAAACGCGAGCTAACCCAAACGGAGGCAGAGCAAGTCGCAAATGTGACTAAACTTTTGGAAATTAGCAAAATTCAAGGTCAAGTTCTGCAAGAAATTCTTGGTCCTCAAGAAACTCTACAGTTCACTCAGCAGGCATTGAACGAGCTGTTCGCTCAGGGAGCTATCACTCTCGAACAATATAATACGAAACTGCGTGAAACACAGATCGCTGCTGATCGTGCCGCTAACACCTTGGGCGGAGGTTTCCGTGCAGCGATCGCATCCAGTATCCAGTCTGCTGGTCAGTTTGGCGAGGCGCTTGGTGGCGTCGTGGTGGATGCTGCAAACAGAGCTGCTGACGCGATTGTTGAATTCGCAAAGACTGGTAAATTCAATATTCGCCAGTTTTTCCAAGATCTGTTTGCTCAACTTCTGAAGCTGGCGGCGCAACGCCTCCTGCTCCAATTCATCGGTGGGCTTTTCGGTATTCCAGGTGGAGGGCTTGCCAAGTTCAATCAGGGTGGATCGATCTTGCCATCTTTCGCTGGCGGTGGTAGCATCGTTCCGACTGGTCCGGGTTCTACCGACTCTCAAATCGTAGCATTCAACAAACGTCCTGATGAGCGTGTAGATATCCTCACTCCTGGACAGCAAGCAGCACAGAGGAATGCGATGAACAGTGCTGGTGGTGGAAAGACGATAGTCAACACCACAACCAATATCGCCGCCGTTCTTTCACCCAGAGACATCGTTGGTGCATTTGACAACTCTGATGGAGAAACAGTAGTAGTCAATATGATCCAACGCAATGCATCAACTATTCGGCAAATTGTGCAAGGATAGAATATGCCTTTCTCGACAGGAACAGCAGTCAACTCGACAGATCTTCTGAAGAAGATCAACACCCATCTAGTCGCTAATGGGTGGACAAAACTTCGTGGAGAAGAGGACATTGTTCCTGCATCGCCAAAATCTGCGCGCTATTGGCGAATGATTGTTCTTGAAAGTCAGACGACTAGTGCCACTGTTCGCGGCGTTCAGCTATTCAATTTGCGAGGAACTCCTGGCGGTCCGAACCTTTGCACCAATGCTGCGAATTTCACAATTTCTGATCTTGGAACAGGAAATGCTTCTCTTTTGATTTCTGGAGGTGTTGTTCGTTCTAGCAACATAGGCTCTGCTCGCGCTTGGAGAATTCAATACGATTTTGGTTCTCCTACAATCATTCGTGAACTCTACATGCGAGCTGACTCTACTGTCGGCAATACTCCTCGTTCCTTCGTGATCCAATGGTCTCATGATGGAGAAGTTTGGACCACGATGTTCGATGCTTCCAATATCAGCTGGACCGCTTCCGAATTCAAGACTTTCACATGGAATGACGGATACGTTTCTCCTATCCATCCGAGTTCGACCATTGCACGGCGTTCAGGCTCTGCTGAGGATTTTCCCGCTGACGTAAACTGGGAAGGGTCTGGTTTTCGCCATATGAGTGAAGACATGTATGCTTGGCAAGCTCCAGGCTATGATGCGAATCGTCGTGTTTATGTGAAAGCTCGCTCTCATTCTGTTGTTTCATCTTCAACAGAAATCATCGAATGGAATTTCTCGGCTGCCTATAACAACAATCTTCGTGGTTTCTTTGAAAACGTTGGAACATCTCCTAATTCGACTTTCCATTTTTTCGGCACTGGAACTATCAGCTATCGAATCTACTCGAATAGCAAGCGACTGATTTTGATAACAAAGACTGGTGCTACGGACTATACTTCTTCCTATGTTGGGTTTCTGTCAGCTTTCGCTCTTCCGGACTATTATCCGTTTCCATTGACTATGTCTGCAACTTCTCCGAGCAGATCTGCCTATAACTTAGCGACTTCAGACAACGTTCTCAGTTCTATGGCAGATCCAGGCTTCGGATGTATCGTTTCTAGATATTGGGATGGTATTATTCGCACAGGTGGAAACAGAGCTGCTGGGGCAACCGATGGGTATACTGTGAGTGGCACATCTTCACCTTTTCCTTTCGTCTGGCCTCATTTCTTCGGTAAGTCAACTTCTAACGAGCGCTGGCCTAATAACCGAGGTGGAGGCACGACAGGAACAATGTATTCTAACCAGACACTCATGGAAAAACTAATCGCTACTCAACAAAACGATCTGCCTCTGTTCCCAGCAATCGTGATTGATCACCAGTATGGGAGTCTCGGAGCGCTTGATGGTGTTTTCATTTTGCCGGGTTGGAATATCTTAGCAGCAGAGCAAACAATGACAATCAATTCTGTGAACTACAGGATTTTTCCAAACAGGACGCGTCGTTTGGGTGCAAGCTGGTTCGCAGTAAGGGAAGACTGAGATGGCTTTCTCGACAGGATCTGGTGACTACCTTGCTCTCATGAACGCAGTTCTCACACATGCGATTAATGATGGTTGGACAACGACAGGTGGTAACTGGCCGATCTCCAAAGATAACGTGAGAGGCGTCAACTGGTCCACCAGAACTATCTCTGCAACTGATTATCTCAGTGGTAATGCTGTCAATTTCACTGAACGATTGATTGATCTTTCTATTGGAAGTTCAGGTGCGAACGCAACTTCGAACGCGAGTGTCCAAGCGACTTCAGTTCAAATCAGGAACTTGCAAGTTCCAATTCAAGAATGGTTCATCTTTTCTGATCCAAATGAGGGAAACTACATCCACGTCGTGATGCGCCAGACCAATGGATATACAAACGATTGCTGGGCGCACTTTTCCTTCGGTGAACTAGACAAAGGCGGTATGGGCTACACGAGCATAGCCTATGCAGCATCTTCGTGCCGTCGTCCGTATGTTGCTCTTCCAGCAGGATCCAATACTAATACTTTCGAATCCTATGATTGGAATTGTGGAATCAATGGCAACTGGTCAAGCTATATGTCCGGACGCCTTGGATTTCAAGATGCATATGATCGTCAAACTTCTTCTGGACTAAACAGTCTTGTGTTCATGATACATCCAACCGTGTCTCCGGTTGTTGGAGGTGGTGGTTGGATTCAACCTGATCAGATCGGCACACAGCAAAATCTCTATGATTCAACATCTCCATCAGCTAGTCCACAAAACAGTATCGCAACAATTCTAACGAACTCATCAAGCATGAGTTTCTCATTCAATACTGTGATTGGTCACTGTCAAGCTCAACCATACTCCGGAGCGATCTCGCTTTCTGGAATTCCTTTCATTCTACTGAACGGCTCATCACCCACAGCCCAAGGTATGTTCCTGGGTATGTTTCCAGGAATTCGTATCTGTAGTTTGGATACCTACAATCCAAAAGACGAGGTTACGCTGGCGTCTGACACTTGGTTTCTTGCACCTATCCTCAGGAAGACTACAAATGCAGAGTGTCTGCAAAGCACTGTGGTCGCTAGTGGAAATCTAGGCTATGCTTACAAGAAAGTAGTCTAATGGGATGGGGCTTCTTTGACTACAGCACCTACGCGACATTCAGTGGGACTGTAACTTTTCCTGATCAGTTTCCTTATAGTGCTCTGACTGGTGTTCAGAGATCAGAGGGCTGGACTGCAAACACCAATCAAGTCGCATACGATTTCGGTTACTTGTTCTCGACGGACGCTAGCCGAGGACCACTGGTAGACGAAACAGGAACTGGTGTTCCGCGACTTCAAGCGAACTTCCATAGCGATTTTCACTTCAGGCTTTGGGTTGTTCCGAGCTTGTTGCAGTTGAACAACCCACAGATTGGAATAGATATTCCTTTCCGTATTTGGAGCACAGGAACTATCTTTGAGACTTTCACTAATATCTTGGTGAGTGGAAGTTCTGTTCTTTCTTTTGATATTTCTCCAGGAGACGTTATTCGGGACTTCGAATATCTTGTTGTCAACATGCAGATCGATGCTGGAGAAGCAAGCATCGAGGCAATCGTTGAGTTCAGCACGACTAATCTTGTCGGCTATTTGACTGTCATAGCCACAATCTCTGATACTTTCAATCTAATTCCTGATGTTCCTATCAAAGAACAGTGGGAATTCAAGACTGACGTGCTAACGAATCATCTTGGTGTGGAGCAACGAATTTGTCTGCGTCGCAGACCGCGAATCAGGCAAGAATTCACATTCGAGATCATTAATCTCAGACAACGCCGTGAACAATACAATGTCACGAGGAAAAATATTCTTTCTAGATCTTTGGTGCCGATGTATCAATATTCGGTGAATCTTGATCAGCCTGCTACAATCGGTGCAACTAGGCTCTACTTGAACAACTCACAATCTAATTTGCGAGCAGGTGAATTTGCCATCATTGTCAATCCGACTACTGAACAATTGATCATCTCTAAAATCGCTGTCATTGAAACTGATGGCATCACGCTCGAATCTCCCATTAGTTTTGATATTGATGACCATTGGGTCGTAGCTCCGGTAATCAATGCCGTCATCAATGATGGTAGCGGAATCGATATGAGAAATGTGACTGGACAGCTCAAGATCACTGCTGACAGTTTCACTGAACCAGCATTGCTGAGGCCCAATGCGACTCGAACAGTAGAAATGTTTGACGGCATCCCATTCATCAATAGAAGGCCGTTGATCAATGCTGATGAGAATTTCAACTTCGAACGTGAGATTTTTGACAATGAGACCGGCGTTCGTGACATCGACTCTGGATGGACTCATCCAAAGATAAGTGGCACCAGAAAGTTCCTGATTCAGCGAGTTTCTGATCCTGAAGAAATGGATTACTGGCGCTCGGTGTTTGACACCGTTCGCGGTGGACAAAAGTCTTTCTTGCTCTCTACTTTCTTTCCTGACTTGACACAGGTGAACCCAAATCAGAACGTTCGTGGATTGTCAACAATCCTTATCAAAGAGGGCTACTATCCCGCCCTCTATTGGACTTACGACACTTGGAAGAGAATTCAAATCGAATATACCAGCAAAAATCGCTCTCAACACGTTGTGATGAACGCAACTACTAACCAAGATGGGACTGCAAATATCCAGCTATCACCAGTGATTCCTGATCTTAATGGCTATGAAACTGTCAAATATATCAGTTTCTTAATGAGATGGAGGGCCACTGACACTATTGTCTTCAACCATTGGGCCAACTATAGTGAAGTCAGCTTTGGTGTCTTCAGTTCGGATGAATAAATGGCCTATCAAGATGACGAAACGGGTCTGACAACTGCCAGACCAATCGAGCTCTACAGGTTCTCCGGAACTTTCAATAGCTATAACCTGACGAGCTATAATCTACCAGTCACTTCTAATGGCACAACTTACAAGCCTGTAGCGATTGATAGGAACAAGCTCAAAGTCTCAACTCAAGAGCAGACTGAGAACGCTCTCGAGATCACCATGCCTTTTGATCATCCTTTGGTGACCGAGTATGCTTACCAGAATGCTCCACCGAATTTGACTCTTGAGCTAATTCGTTGTCATGAGACAAACCCAAATGACACTGTCATCCTGTGGAAAGGACGTGTCACCGGATTCACTGTTGAGGGACGCATTGCCAAGCTGAAAGTTCCGGCAATCATGTCCTATGCTCTCAACGGAAATGCTCCAACTCCACGTTATCAGGCTCCATGTAATCATATTCTGTATGATGCACGCTGTGGTGTGAACTCTGCTCTGCATCAGCATGTGGCGACTATAACTCAAATCACAGGAAACATCATTACCATCAACAACTATCCATGGTCACCGACAGCTGCTGTCGCTGGTCAGATGATTACACCTGCCGGTGAGCAGAGAATGATTATTTCTGTGACCGGCAATGATATCACTGTCACATACCCGTTTGCCAAAGTTCAGATTGGTCAGTCAGTGACTATTCGCAAAGGCTGTGACCATTCTTTCGAAGGTGACTGCAAAACGAAATTCAACAATGGTGCAAGGTTTGGTGGCTTTCCAATCGTGCCTGCAAGAAACCCATTCACGAGCACACTGACATGATCTGGTTCACGCTTGCTCTGTTCGTTGTTTCGTTCTTGATTGTAGCTCTGCTCACGCCGAAGCCAGAGTTCGAAAACGTAAGAGCAGAAACTCTTGACGATGTAGATTTTCCTCGTGCTACTGAGGACGCACCAATCCCTCTCGTCTTGGGCCGTGTCCGAATGAAGGCACCTAACGTCATCTGGTATGGGAATTTCAGAAGCGTTCCAATTATTGAAAAAATCAAGACTGGGCTGTTCAGCTCGACCAGAGTAACTGTCGGTCATCGCTATTTCTTGACGATGGATTTGGCGTTGGCGATGGGTCCAGGCGTCGTTTTGAAAGAAATTTATGTTGATGACAAGATCGCTTGGTCAGGCACGACCAGCGGTGCCGGTCCTTCTGCTGTGAACAACGTAGGCATCAGCTTCGGTGGTTACAAGAAGGGCGGAGAGATGAACATGTCAGGCTTTTTCTACTCGGGAGCTTTCAACCTAACAGATCAGCCTGTCGACAGCATCATCGCTGCCCAAGTAGGGAATGCGAACGTTCCTGCCTATCTTGGGACTTCTCACATCACACTTGATGGTGAAATCGGTGAGAGTGCACAACTACGCAAGATGGCATTCGTGATCGAATGCTATACAAACGCTCTTGGGCTTCCCAACGGTGGTAAAATCGGAGACGATATGAACCCGGCGGAAGCTCTATATCAAGTTCTGACTGATACATGGCGCGGGCTTGGTATCAATCCTGCTCTCATTGATACCACGACTCTTCAAAATATTGGTAACACTCTTCATAGTGAAGGTAACGGTGTTTCTATTCAAGTGACTGCCGAAACAAATGGCAAGAAAGTCGTAGAAGAAATTCTGCGACAAATTGATGGTGTTGCCTATCAAGATCCCACTACTGGTAAAATCATTTTTAAGCTGATCCGAAATGACTACGACCCTAATACGCTTGATGTTTATGATGAAAATGACATCATCAAAGTAGAGAATTTCTCTCGTTCCGGATGGGACGAAGTCATTGCCCAAGTGAAAGTTAGTTTTCCACAGCGCGACAGTGATAGTGACGCAGTGGCAATCTCTCAAGACATGGCTACGGCTGGAATGGTTGGTCGCCTTCGCAGCACCACGGTCTCTATGCCGTTCTGCTACAACCCTACTCTTGCGAATCAACTGGCTTCACGTGAACGTGCACAATATTCTGTGCCATTGTTCCGCATGACGTTGCAAATGAATCGGAACGCTAATACTCTTCGACCCGGTGATGTTTTCAAAGTCAATTGGGACGACTACGGTATCAGCAACCTAGTTCTTCGTGTTCAAGAGTTTGATTTTGGTTCGCTTCTAGACGGTAAAATCGTTATTCGCTGTTTGCAAGATAATTTCGCTCTGAGCACTGTAGTCATCGCACCACCTGCTGGAACAAACTGGCAACCTCCTGTTGTAGCTCCACAGATAATCACAGTTTCTGAAATCGTCGAGATGCCTCGTTTCTATATGAAGCGTCTTCAATTCCCGCTGCCTGATGGTCGCGCTGGTGCTATTCCGCTTGCCTTGAAACCCAGCTCGGCTTCGAGTTCCTATGATTTTCTTGCTGGGAAAGTTTCTGGTAATCTAGACGTCAGAGAACCGCAAGAAGTTCCCTATCCGGCCACTGGAACTCTCACAGCACAATATCCTGAATCTGCCGGTTTTGCTACGGGTCTTGACACCACTGGTTTCACTCTTGCAAACTTCTCTGGTGAGAATTTCGTTCCTGCTGGAACTCTTGCTCAGCTTCGAAATGGCGAGCTTGGTATCCTGTATGGTAACGAAGAGTTCATGGGCTTTCTGAATGCAGTCCAGAATCCAGATCTTAGTTGGACTCTGACTAACGTCTATCGTGGTCTATTCGGCACAAGGCCCAGGACGCATCCTATCAATACTCGCTTCTATCAAATTCGTTCTGAATTGCTTGGTATTGGTAGCTTGGACGATATTTCGGAAACTGGAATTCTCTACTATAAGCTGCTTGATCGTGTCGGTCCGACTCCGATTAATCCCAATGCAGTGACACAAGCGTCAAAAACCATGAACAGACTGGCGCGTCGTCCGCAACGTGTTCGCAATCTTCAGCTGGATGGACAGAGAACTAACATCACTATCGGACCTAACACTGGCAGTTTGACTCTCACTTGGGCACGATCCAATCGAGAAGTGTCTACTGTAACTATCGAGACTGATCCTGATCAGACTCCGGACATCTCTGATGCACTCAATGAACGGTATCACATAGAAGTTTTCAACAATGGTTCTCTTGTTTCTCAACTATCTGTAGACAACTGGGCAGGACCGACCAGTCGTGTTATCGACTTTTCTCTCACTTCACTGACTGGTCAGGGTGAGATCCGTGTTACGGCTGAATGGGATTATTCACCGAGTCCTGAAGTTGATGCGATTGAATACGCTTCTCTTCCAATAACCTTTGCACAATGACGAGCCACAGGGACGTCCAGCAGCGGCCTTGTTTGCTGGCCGCTGGTAGGGTAGCAGGCAGGGCTTCAAGAGGCCCTCTGACGCGTCCTGTGGCGGCGCTGGCCGTGCTTTTGCCAGCTACCCTAGCACCGGAGGTCCAATGCCGCTTGAAAGACAATCTTGGGTTGTAATTTCCCGCGCCTTGCTATATGGTGTAAGTGCTCTCCTCGTGGCAGGAGCATATCTCTATATTCGGTGGGACGCATACAACGATGGCGTTGCTGATACCACCGCCAAATACGAAAATCTGATCTTGAAAGAGCGCCAGCGCGTTAACGAAGCGAATTCGGCTGCGCTGGCAGAAGCGCGTTCAAAGATCTCTGAACTACAAAGCCTGCTACGAGAACGAAATGAAAAACTGTTGGATCTTCAACGTGAAGCGGCTCAAGACCGCGACGCTGATAGGCCTGCCATCGGCACTAGGAGCGTGCAGCGGCTCAATCGGATCCGTTGAACCGCCCAAGCTGGCACCTCCGCCTGCCGAGCTGACTAAACAGTGTGCTCGACCTGTTCTGCTGCCGAATCGTTCTTTGTCGCAATCAGAGGTTGAAAACTTCTGGCTCAAAGATCGTTCTAATCTAATCGAGTGTGGTAATTACAAGTATCTGCTCCAGCAGTTTTATCTTGATCGAGATGCTAGAATAGCTGGAGAAAAGAATGTCTGATTTGCAAAATCTTGAAAAACGAGTGGAAATTCTAGAGGTTTGGAAGGTCGAGCAAACAACGAATCACGCTGTTAGAGTAGAAAAAGATCGTCACATGGATCGACGTTTTGACGAACTCAAAGAGAGTGTCGACCAAGTCAAGGGTTACCTGCTTCGCATAGTCTGGGTGATCGTGCTCGGAATAATCGGTTCTCTCTTGACTTTCATCATAAATGGAGGGCTGAATATTGGAAACTAAGCAAGAAAATCAACTCGCTTTGATGCTCAGCTTTCCTTTCTTGAGCCTTCTAATTCTCATTGGACTCGTGCCTATAGTCTTTCCATTGATGTCAGAATACGAGGGAAGAATATTCCCAGTGGTGAAGAACATTAAAGTAGAAGTGATTGATAAAAAAGAAAACGGTATTTTCATCAATGTTTCTTTCGACAAAGTCAGAGCTTGTGAATTCATTGGTATCTCATGGTATGATCAATTCGGTAACACGATTCCTATCATATTCGAAGCTAGCGCACGAGGAGAAAATGGCGAGATACCAAGAACACGTCCAGCCTTGCCGGGACAAAAAGCTGGCCCATGGGAACTGATAGGTCTGCAAAGTCTACAAGGAAGTATGGCGATTGTATCTCATCGCTGTCATCCACTGTGGATCACATACACACACTTCTACCCATAGGAGGATCATATGCGTGACAATCTCATGAAGACTACTGAATGGATTCTTGTCCATGAAGGTGGTTATGTAAATCACCCAAAAGACCCCGGTGGACCGACGAACATGGGTGTAACCCAGCGAGTCTATGATAGCTGGCGCGTTCGTAATGGGAAGCCAAAGCAATCTGTTCGAAATATCACCAAAAAAGAAGTGATTTCAATTTACAAAGATCAATATTGGGACAAGATCTGGGGCGATTTTCTCCCTTCTGGACTTGACTATTCACTCTACGACTTTGCAGTGAATTCTGGTCCTACGAGAGCGATCAAGTTCATTCAGCGATTGGTCGGTGTCAAAGAAGACGGTGTTATGGGCAACGTCACTCTCGGTGCAATTCTCAGCAATAAAAATATCGAGAAATTAATCATCGATCTGAACTATGCTCGCTGGAACTGGCTGAAAAAACTGCGTCATTTCAGCACGTTCGGCAAAGGCTGGACTCGCCGTGTCATGGGCGAGAAAGAAGGCGTTCAAGAACGTGATCACGGTGTTATTGACCGGAGCATTCTTCTCTACAAACAGGCCAGCTCAATCCCAGCACCAAAGAACTTGAAAGACGGCTCAGGTGTTCGCACTGAAGAAGAACCTCTCAAACTCATGGAGGAAATTACTGAGGGTCTCACTTTTGACAATGTTGCGAAGATTGGTGCAGGTTCTCTTCCTGCATGGCTCACTGCGGCGGCTGCTTTGCCCGAGGGACCGCTTCAATGGGCGTTCGCAGCTGGAACTGTCATGGTGCTGTTCATGGTGGCTTTGTGGTTGTTTCGCAAACTCAAATGATGGCCAAGTATGGCCACAGACAAAGCCATAAGCCATTGTTAAAGCTGCACAAAAGTTCTGTGACCAAACTTGCCACACTGGCCAAAGCCCAAACGCAACCCGTAGCAATTTGCTAAAGCAACGCAACCCAGGGGACGCTATGTCAGGTATGGCAAGTATGGCAACCCCTTGTTTTGCTTAGGTAAAATGGCCTTTTATATTACTTCTTAAATATTAAAAAGAATGGTAAGTATGGTCACACAGAACTAAGCTAGTCGCAGCCCCACCCTTGGGCTAAGCTGGCGTCAGAAAAGGAGAAACTATGTTAGATCTACTCAAGAACTACGTTCACCAAGTCGAGCCTTTCCAACACCAGCGAGAACATCTATACAAGAACGCTGGGCGTAAGGCATGGGGTCTGCTTTGGGAGCAGGGAACCGCAAAAACGAAGCCGATCATTGATACGGCTGCAATCCAATACATTCTCGGAAACATCAACGGTCTACTAGTAGTAGCTCCTCCTGGAGTTGAGCGCAACTGGAACACCGACGAAATTCCCAAGCATATGCCACCAGATGTCGCTCTGGATACGCTGGTGCAGGTGTTCAAAACTTCGCGCAAACATACTCAAGAGCATAAACGCGCGATGGAAAGCCTGTTCCGTCATGACGGTTTGTCAGTGCTGTTGATCAGCTATAATGCATTCATGACTAATGAAGGCAAAGAACTTTGCAAAAAGTTCCTCACGAAGCGAAATGTTCTCATGGTTCTAGATGAGGCGCACAACATCAAGACACCTAATGCGAAGCGCACGAAAACAATCGTCGCTCTTGGCAAATATGCGAAGATGCGCCGTATTCTCACAGGAACACCGATCTCTGTTGGACCATTCGATCTCTACAGTCAAATCAAATTCCTTGATGAATGGTTTTGGAAGAACAAAGGCATTCACGGATCAGTAGAGTTTCGCAACTTCTTTGGGCGCTGGTTCACTAGGACTGATTGTCAGAGACTTCATGGCTATGATCCAGGCTATGACAAGCTGATCGAATACCAAAATCTTGATAAATTGGCAGAATGGCTCAATGAAATCAGTGACCGAGTGGTCAAGGATGATGTTCTTGATCTGCCTCCGAAACTCTATCAGAAACGATATTTCGAGTCTTCTCCAGAAATGCGAGCTGCCTACCAAGAGCTGAAGAAAGAGCTAATGCTGGAGATCGGTAGTAACGTAGTGTCGGCTGAGCTTCCTATCGTGATGCTTCTACGATTGCAGCAGATCGCATGTAACTATGTGCCAGTCGGTAATGATGAGCCTGTTCACATGTTCTCCAAGAAAAACCCCAGACTAGAGGTTCTGGAGCAAATCGATGAAGAGGTTCATACCCAAGGAATCATCTGGGCAAGATTCCGTCATGATATTGATCAGATCATGGATCTTCTTGGTGACAAAGCCTGTCGCTACGATGGATCTATCGACGAGGACACAGCAGAACGCAACAAACTCGCTTTTCAGCGTGGCGAATACAAATGGTTTGTGGGTAATGCCCAGAAGGGAGGATCTGGTCTTACGCTGACTCAGGCGAAGACTGTTGTCTACTATAGTAACAGCTTTCGCTTGATTGATCGTCTTCAGTCTGAAGACAGAGCACATCGTGGTGGTATGGACAAACATCCTGTGAACTATATCGATATCATGAGTGATTTTGATATCGACGAGCACATCGTGACAAATCTGCGGAACAAGAAAGAAGTTTCCACAGAAATTCTCGGCGATGCACTCAAGGAGTGGATCTGATGACAGTATATGCTGTTCAGCAACAGATGCGGTTTGACCAGACGAGCAAAGAGCTCGTTCCCCGATTCACTTCAATAAAGAAAGCTGAAAGATGGGGTAAGCTAGTCTATCTCTTGTCTCCCAGCGCACATCCTTTCAACCCAGATCTTGTCCTGGGTGATCTTCACGAGAAGCTGTGTAAGTTCTCTGATAGAGATTATCTTCTCTTGATTGGCAATCCAGGTCTCATTGGGATGGCGACTGCACTCGCTGCCTATTACAACGAAGGACGCGTCAAACTGCTTCAATGGAGCGCTCGTCATAATGAGTATACGGAGATTGCTGTGAAGATTTACTAGACAAATACTGCTTGTCTTTTAGGTCTCACTTAGCTACTGTGGTCAAGCTGGTATAGCTTGGAGGTCGACAATGACATATGATTATACTGCATTCCGAAAGGAACCGAGCAGCAATCTAACAAACGTCCTTCGCCAGCTCGCTGATGAATATCTCGCCGCAGAAGCTGAGGTAATCAAAGCTCAAGAAGCATTGGAAATTGCTGTCGCTCGCAAGAGAGATATCGCTGAGAATCTCATTCCGCAAGCTACCGACGGAATGGATGGCAGGTTCAATCTTGGCGATGGACGCGAGCTCATTGTCAAGGAAGAAATTCGCAGCAGCATTGCAGGTGAAAAGCGCATACCTGCTATTCAGTGGCTTGATGAGAACGGCTACGGTCACATCGTCAAACGCGAAATTTCAGTTGAGTTTGCAAAAGGTGACACTGAGCGCTGCGAAGCATTCTTGCAGGCGCTGAAAAATCTTGAAGCACAACTCGGCACTCTTGTTGTGAAAACTAATTTCACAGTTCACCACGCAACGCTGAACTCTTGGGTTAAAGAGAGGCTCAGTGAGGGTGTTGATTTGCCTGTGGATGTTTTCGGCATTTTTAGGCAACGAACTGCCAAGGTGATCCTGCCCAACTAGGATAGTGTTGGGGATGACCGCTGGTCGATCAACTGTCAACTAGGAGCCAAGAAAATGGCAAAGACTGAAGTCGCAGAAACAAAGAGCTATGAAATCTCCTCAGGAGCTTTCGACTACGGAAAATACTCCCACGCTGGGTTCGAGGGGACGACCATCAAAGACCTCTCAATTCCGTTCATCAACGTATTGCAGTCAAACTCGCCTGAAGTTGAAGATGAGTTGATTCCTGGCTGTAAGCCCGGCGATTTGGTGAACTCTGTCACCAAAGAAATCTTGAAGCAGCCAGTAGTCGCGATTCCTGTCTATAAGGAAGCTGCGATCGTTGAGTGGATGCCTCGCACCAAGGGTGGTGGTTTTGTCGAACGTCATGACTTGAACAGCGAAATCTTTCTGAACGCTATCAAGGCTAATGGCGGTTCGCGTATTCCTCCGAAAGATGCTGATGGCAAGCGCATTCCGTTCAAGTCGCCCGCAGGGAACGATCTTGTTGAGACCTACTATGTCTACTGTCTCACCATGAACCCTGAAGGGACAGAGATCGAGAGTTATTGTGTGCTCTCGTTCAGCTCCACGAAGATCAAGGTTTACAAGGACTGGATGACGGCTATGTATACCCAGAAGGGTAGACCGCCGATCTTCGCAAACCGCTGCAAAATCTCCACCGTTAAGCAGAAGAACGAGTCTGGCACGTTCTACAATTACAGTATCGGGCCGTTCGCTGATTCTTGGCGTGAGTCTTTGATCAACCCCGGCACCCCTGATGGCCAAGCTCTGCTCAAAGAAGCCAAAGAGTTCGCTGACATGATTGATCAAGGTCTGGCTCGCGCCGACTTTGAATCCATCACAAAGAATGCTGCCGATGACGATCCTGTTCCGAGCAGCAAAGTTGGTGACGACGAGATTCCGTTCTGAACGGCTGACCTCGGCATGGTGCTTCGTGCCGAGGTCTTTTCATCTCGAAGACATCGATGAAATTCAGTCGGCAGCAAGAGTCTGCTCTCAAAAAGGTTAACGACTGGTATCGCTCTGGCGATAAGCAAGTGTTCCGCCTCTTTGGGTTTGCAGGCACAGGAAAAACGACACTGGCAAAATATCTTGCAGAAGGCATCGGAGAAGATGTCTTGTTCGCGGCCTACACTGGCAAGGCAGCGCATGTCTTACAGAAGAAAGGATGTCACAACGCATCGACCATCCACTCTTTGATTTACCGTAGTCGTGATAAGAGCAAAGCTCGGTTGGAAGAGTTACAGAAAGAGCTTGCTGCACTTATCATTTCTATGGAAGGCATGGAGCAAGAGTATATAGAGAATCATCCGAAAGTGCGAGCACTTCGCAATAATATTAAAGAAGAAGCGAAGAACGCTTCTCAGCCAATGTTCGTGTTGAACACAGAAAGCGAGGTTCGTAATGCACCTTTGGTCATAATCGATGAATGTTCTATGGTGGATGCCACTATGGGACAAGACCTTCTATCTTTCAATACCCCCGTTCTCGTGCTGGGTGATCCAGCTCAGCTACCACCTGTCGGTTCCGCCGGATTTTTCACTGAGAACGTGAAGCCTGATGTCATGCTTGACGAGATTCACAGGCAAGCCAAAGAAAGTCCCATTCTCCGTATGGCTACAGATGTTCGTGAAGGTAGAAAATTGAGAATAGGTGATTGGGGAGATAACTGCTATGTCTACCCAAAGGGGACGAAACTTGAGCGTGAGCGAGTTCTTGAATATAGTCAACTTCTTGTAGGTAAGAACAGAACTCGTCATCTGATGAACAAACGAATCCGTTCATTTCTTGGTCACGAGGGTGAATTTCCTGTAGTCGGTGACCGTTTGGTTTGCCTACGCAATAATTCAGAGCTAGGCTTGTTGAACGGCGCCATTTTCTACACAACAGGTGTGGACGGCGTTCTTGATGGTAAAGTCCACATGAGCGTTCGTTCAGAAGACAACCCTAATGTAGGGGACATACAAGTCGCTGCTCTTGAGCATCATTTCCTCGGTCGTGGAAATGAGCTTAATAGCCAATACTGGCTTCGCTCTGAAGGACAAGAATTCGACTATGGATATGCGCTCACGGTCCACAAATCGCAAGGCTCTCAATGGGATAGTGTTGCCGTTTTTGACGAAAGTTGGGGATCGAAGCAAAATCGCCAAAGATGGCTGTATACTGCGATAACCCGCGCGGCCAAAGAAGTGACCGTAGTTGATATGCAGGAGTGAGCAACCATGAAAACTCAGGAGCAACGAAAAATGTATGGTCCAACAAATCCGGACTGCGATCTTGTCCACGCAGAAAAGTATCGTGGGGAGAACGAAACGTTTCGGGAAGCTGTCAACCGCTGGTCAGGTTTTTTGCAAGATAACCATGATCACTACATGAGCTTTCGGGAAATCTGCCTGTATCAGCGATTCATGCCACCGGGTCGTGTTCAGGCAGGAGCAGGTTCTCTTAAGAATGTGACACTCTATAACTGCTTCGTGATGCCTACAATTCACGACAGTTTCACAGATGGTCCCAGCAAAGAAGAGCTGGCTCAGCTGAAACCCGGTGAACACGCGCCTCTCTCGATCATGGATACAGCAAAGAATGCTGCTATCACCATGCGTCAAGGTGGCGGCGTTGGCTACGACATCAGCACATTGCGCCCTGCTGGAGATCTCATACGAGGCGTTCAGAGCACCACAGATGGTCCTCTTGCCTTTGCACCAATTTATGATGCTATCTGCCGAGCGACCTCTTCTGCTGGCAACAGGCGTGGTGCACAGATGCTCGTGATGCGGGTTGACCACCCTGACATCGAAGCCTTCATCCGAGCGAAGCAAGTCTCCGATGATAGCATTCCATGGGATATGCGTCCGCTCCGCGGCTTCAACATGTCGGTCGCAGTTACTGACAAGTTCATGGAATGTTTGGCTTCTGGCAAGCCATTCCCTCTCCAGTTTGGCGGAAAAGTCTATCGCGAAGTTGATCCCCATGCCTTGTGGGACATGATCATGCGAGGAACCTACGACTGGGCAGAGCCTGGGGTTCTGTTCATCGATCAGATCAATCGTATGAACAACCTCTACTACTGCGAGACGATCGCAGCAACTAATCCTTGTGGTGAACAGCCTCTACCTCCCTACGGAGCCTGTCTCTTGGGCAGCTTCAATTGGGTGAAGTATCTCCTCAAGGATACTGATGGAAAGTTCTACTTTGATTACGATCTGCTCGCAGCGGACATTCCGCATGTTGTTCGTGCTATGGACAACGTGATCGATCGTAGTCGTTATCCTCTGCCTCAGCAGAAGCTGGAAGCCCAGAGGAAGCGTCGAATGGGTCTTGGTCACACTGGTGTTGCCAATGCTCTGGAGGCCATGGGCTATCCCTATGGAAGTCCCGGGTTCTTGGAAATGGAAGACGAAATCATGTCTTTCATTACCAATAAGTGCTATCAGGCTTCGGCACAACTGGCAGCTGAGAAAGGTAGCTTCCCGCTCTATGATGAAGAGCGCTACATGGCCAGCGAATTCATCAGTGGTCTTTGGGAAGAGACCAAGGACATGATCCGGAAATACGGCATCAGGAACAGTCATCTGACCTCGATCGCACCGACTGGCACAATCTCATTCACCGCTGACAACGTGTCGTCTGGGATTGAACCTGTCTTGGCCTATGAACAGTCTCGTCGTGTGATCGTTCCCGGTGGTCATCGCATCGTGACTGTTCCAGACTATGGTGTCGCACATTTGGGTGTGAAAGGTAAGACTGTAGTCTCTGGTGAAATCACCGCCGCCGAGCATATCGGCGTTCTCTGCACGGCCCAGATGCACATCGACTCTGCGTGTTCCAAGACCGTGAATGTCCCGACCAACTTCTCCTTCGATGAGTTCAAGAACTTGTATCTAATGGCTTACGAAGGTGGAGCGAAGGGCTGCACAACGTATCGCCCTGCTGGCAAATATGACGAGCCAATTCAGGCTTCTAAGAAAGAAATTCAAGCAGACCGAGATGAGCTGGTCAGCTTGGAAGATGGCGGAACTTGTAGCTGGGATCCTGTAACGGGTCAGCGAAAAGGTGCCTGTGCTAACGACTAAATAGTTCGCCTCATGGACAAATAATGCTTGCGGCTAAAAGCTCGAAGGGGTAATGTTCGAGCATTGGCCGCAAGCTGCGACCAAGCAATAGCTCAGAAATGGAGTCACCGATGACCGATGCCATCACTTTCCTTGACAAGTCCTACACTCGTGCCGACCTTGAAAGCATGACTGACGAAGCTCTCCTGGAGCTCAGGAACCTCGTTGCTTCCAATCTCGGCGTTGCTTCTGTGAAAGGCTTCAAGGACCACACGACCGCTGTTGAGCAAACCCTCAAAGCTCTCAAGAAATATGAAGCCTCTGCTGAACCGGATGAAGAAAAGCCGGTGAAGCAACCCAAGGAGCGCAAACTGGCGAAGCCTGCAGAAGCTCAGCATGTCAAGCGGCCGACCCGGAAAATGTTCTCCGTGATGAAAATCGTGAAGCCGTTCGATGGCCAAGAAGATCGCTCTCACCGTTCCGGAAACTACAGGGATGGTATGATGATCATCGAGGCGATCGAAGGTGAAGGCACTCTCGCTTGGGACATCTACAACTGGGAGAAGCAAGGCTACGTCCAGGTGATCGAGCCCACTGAAGAGGAATATGCACAGCGTCGCGCTGCGTGGTATAAGGAGAAGGGTCGCGAAGACCCTGATGTCGCGAAGATCCGTATGCGTGAAGAGCGTGAGAAATCCAAAGCTGAGCGAGAAGCTGAGCGAGAAGCCAAGAAAGCTGAACGGGAAGCTGCCAAGGCTGCGAAGAAAAACGCCGAAGCTCAGGCTGCCGAATAATGATTATTGAACGCATCAATGCGTTCTTTGAGTATCTCAATGAACGCGAAAACGTCCGCCTTCGAAAGGAGGCGGGCGATTTCTTTCCGTGGACTGAGGATGAGATCCTCAGAACCTATAAGTTCACCAACGTTCGGCGTCAACACGACCGGACCAGCATGGAGCTTAGAGAGCGTTTCTACACACCACACTACGAAGATGACAATCGCTCAATCTTGATGAACTGTGCCACATACCGATATTTCGGGACGTGGGAGTTCGCTTCTGCTATTGGATGGCAATCGTATGATGACTTCGATTTTGATATGATCGAAGAAATCGCAACAGATCGTCTCAACAACAGAGAGCGTGTTTTCACAGGTGCATATGTCATTACAAATCAAGGGATTCCTGCCCCAAAACAGGAAGTTGTGGTGCATTATTTTCTCAAGGCTCTTTGGAAAGCGACGCCGGAGATCGTAAATCTAGCTCAGACCACACAGTCTTGGGAACAGGTCGCCAAGCGCATGATGAGGCTGAATGGCTTCGGAGGCACTGGCTTCATGACCAAAGAAGTTCTCTTGGACACGACCTACACTGGCTTCTGGAAAGGACGCCAGCTCAATGAGCACATGTCTTTCCCGATTGACTGGTTCAAATGGACCCCAATCGGCCCAGGAGCTCTCCGTGGTGCGGCTCGTGTCCTTGGGGACGATCAGGCTAAGCCACTCAAGAACGAGCAGGCTTTTCAGTGCATCATGGAACTTGTGAACTTACAGCACCTGTTCTTCAAGCACGATTTTGAACTTTCACCGACGGATATTCAGTTCGGTCTGTGTGAGTTCGACAAGTATGAGCGTGTTCGTCTTGGACAAGGAAAGCCGAGAAGTAGATACAATGCTCCCTGACTCTATTTTCTGGATTCTACTCTACTGGCTGATCATGTGGGCAATGTTCCTACAGTGGTATAGCCAAGAAGTAGAATCCGGACAAAGACCCAAGATGAGCTGGCTCATTCTAGTGCTGACATTCCTATTCGTCGGCTTTGTTCCATTATTGTTCCTTTTCTTTTCTATAAAGAAAGCTATAGAAAAGACAAAACGATAGTTGTCTTTTGTGTGCCCCAGCTATATGCTGGGGCTCATACTGTATAACTCGAGGAAGCTAACATGAAGATAGCTGTAGCCCTCCATTCCTGCATGGATCTTGGAGGTATTATCAATCACACAGAGCAACTGATCGGCGGTTTTCAAGACCTAGGACATGTAGCTCATCTGTATGAGCTTGTCTACGCCGACAACGCAATTACTCAAATTCGCTCTGGTGATTTTGAGTTCAACGGACCTAGTGGAATTCCGTTCGCTCAGGGTAAGGGCTGGAATTTTCACAAATCTGCACGTCTGTCCTACAAGACCTCTCCTGGGCTTGTGAACGCAAAGCACATTTTGAGCCAGTATGATATCGTCATCTGGACAGTGCCTGTTCCTCCCAAGAACAGGCAACAGCTCGGCAACGATAAATGGCCAGAACTCTATGATCTTGATCCTAGGATCAAGCAAATTGCTTTCATTCATGATGGTAACGCTAGGAGTAATTCTCTCCATCTATATCATGTTGCAGAGCACATCTCTGGTCTTGCCTGTGTTCACGAATGTGCACTCAACTCTGCTGATATTTTCCCTATCCCGCGCGCGCTGGTATTGAACCCACAGTTCATGCCAATTCGTGAATACCCAGAGTGGGATGACAAGTTCACTGGCTTCGTAAACATGCAGACATTCAAAGCATGGAAGCATGTTCATGAGCTCATTCAGGCTATTGCCTACATGCCGCCCAAAGAACCGGGCGAGCTGCGGGAAGTCGCTGGTAAAGGGATCGAGTATCAGTATATGACCTCGATCGACAAATGCAAAGAGATTTACTACCACAACGACCCTGAGAAGCCTTTTCATGGGCGCAAGTTCTGGGACGTTGCTCTCGAGAACGGTATGAAGCATCATGACTATTGGCCAACACCAGATGTAGACGAATGGCTAAAGATGGCCCGAGTTTTGGTAGATCCGAGCTGGTCTGCGAAATACAGTGCCATTGGTGGTCACTGGAACAGAGTAGCTGTTGATGCCATGATCCGCGGTGCGGTGCCTGTTGCACAGAAGCGTGGTATGGGAACTTCTCTGTTCAAGCCCAAAGTTCATTACGTTCCGCTGGATGGTGCGCGAGATGCTCAGGATTATGCAGATATTGTTCTAGAGACAGGACACATGTCTGCAATCCAGGCTCGTAGTTTCCAGGAAGCTGCTCGTGAACTTCTGCCGCAGTTTGATCGAAAGGCGATTGCTCGTCGTGTTATCGATCTAGCAAACGGCGAAGTAGAAACTGAGATCGGAGCTGCCGATCCAGATCTGCGTGAGAAGTTCGAAAATCAGATGTTCGATCACTTTGGAATTATCGCATGAAAGTCATCACAGCGCGCGGTGTGAACGATGCTATCCTTCTTGGGCTTTCTTTGCTGAAAGTCGAAGGTGTAGATCGAGAATCCAGAAATGGTCCTGTTCGGGTGTTTCCAGGACCCGTTACTACTCACTATCAGCATCCGGAGGAGCGTGTTCTATTTCACCCAGAAAGGGACGCGAACCCATACTTCCATTTCATGGAAAGCCTCTGGATGCTATCTGGAAGACGTGATGTAGAATGGATCAGCCGATTCTCTAGCAACATTGCAAACTACAGCGATGACGGAGTCACTTTTCATGGTGCTTATGGCTATCGCTGGCGAAACTGGTTTGGAGTATGCGAATATTTGCCTGACGGCACAATTCGCGAACTTGGCAAAATCAATCAGCTTGCCACAATCGCCAACATCCTGAAATCTGATCCAGATGATAGACGAGTAGTTCTCCAGATGTGGGACGTTTGTCAAGATCTTGGACGTGATGGAAAGGATTTTCCATGCAATGTAGTCGCAACGTTCCGCATTAATCCCTACGGCAAATTGGACATGACCGTCTTCAATAGGTCAAACGATATGATCTGGGGTGCCTATGGCGCGAACGCTGTTCACTTCTCAATGCTCCAAGAAGTAATGGCATCTTGGATCGGTGTGCCGATGGGTGGCTACTGGCAAGTGAGCACAAACTTCCATAGCTACCATTCAACTCTTGAGAAGCACTCTAAGCTGATTGGTATCTGTCCTGGATTTGATCCATACGAGCTAGGCGAAGTTCGGCCTATTCCTGTCGTCAATGGCCCAATAGAGCAGTGGTTTCAAGATCTGCACATGTTCATGGAGGTAGGTCCCGCCATTGGGTTCAAGGACAAGTTTTTCAAGAAAACAGCAGTTCCGATGCTACAGTCTTGGGAAATGTGGAAAAACGCTGAAAGCCCGAAACGCATTGAAAATGCGATGAGATATGCCAGTGAGATCGAAGCGCCAGATTGGCGTAGGGCCTGCCTAGAATGGCTAGATCGGAGAAAGAAATAATGTATGATGATATCGTCTGCGATGTAACTCGCATCAAATTCGCTCGAGAAGGTGCTTCAGTTCTTCGCACACATACTCAATCTGGGATTGGTCCACACTTCGTCGGAATGCACACTTTCAACATGATCACCATGTTGAAGATCCTTCACCCTAACCCTTCTATCAACCTCGTTTGGGCTGTTATGGAGCATGATATCCCAGAGAGAATGACAGGCGATATACCACATCCTGCAAAGAAAGCTGGTCTAGTCAATCATGATCAGCAGTCTGCATTTGAAAAACATCTGAAAATCGCTGTATTTGGAGAAGATCATCTTAGCCAGCTCAGTGAAGAAGATCTGAAATGGCTTAATGGTCTGGACATGTTAGAATTCTATTGCTGGTGTAAGGACCAGATAATGATGGGAAATCGCATGATGGAAAGAAAACTTCATGCGGTCGAAAACTATATGGAACAATACAAGTTCATGTATCCAGAAAAGATTGTGGACACCTATTACGCAATCCGCAGTCACAACTGGCAAACAATGTCTGATATCGGAGGTTAATGATGTCCAATGACTATGTTGCTCAAGAAGGAGGAGATCATTATCAGGCAGATTACCAGCACTGGGATTGGGTGATTGACTGCAAGGTTCACTATCTAGCTGGCAACTGCACCAAGTATCTCTCGCGCTGGCAGAAAAAGAACGGCGTAGAAGATCTTCGCAAGGCGATGTCATATCTAGAAAAGATGATAGTCGTCAGAAAGAAAAGTCCAGACTATGTATTCAATCACGGGGCACCGGACATTGTTCGTATCTGCACAAATCGTCTTTGTGAAAGTCTTGGCTTGAATGATATTGAGCGCAGTATCTTTGAACTTGTTTCTGGTCCTTGTTCAATGAAAATGCTGTTGCTTGCATACAGCCAGTTGAAAGAACTAATTACGACCTCTCAGATGGCCGTAGAGGCGCAGCTTGGCACTGCCGCACCTGCACCACATGGCCCGGCTTCAAGGCCGCCAGAGGACGTCCCTGGACGTGTCTGTGGTGCTATTACCAAGGCACCTATGCCCAGCGCGTCCACAGGCGTCGCAAGAAAGCCTTCTCTCGGCATGGAACATCCGTTTGGCTATGATGAAGCAGCAGAACTAGGCTTTAGGAAAGAATAATGGTCGTTCGCACAAAAACGAATCCAAATAATGGAGGCTGTCTCCAACTTGGGTTTTTCATGCCAGAGGCGAGCTGGCGTCCTCCTTCAATTTCAGATCTCCCTTCTTGGAAGGGCGCAAAAAGAATAGCGATTGATGCCGAAACAAGAGACCCTAGTATCGTTGCGAATCTAGGATCTGGTTCTATAAGAGATGGGTATACTGTAGGATGGGCCTTCGCAATCGAAGGAGGGCCGAAATACTACCTACCAATTCGTCACGAAGGAGGCGATAATCTCCCAGTAGAACAGGTTCTGCACTACCTGCGAGAACAGATCAAAAATTTCACTGGAGAGTATGTGGGAGCTAATCTCGCATACGATGTTGATTATGGATACAATGATGGGTTTGAATGGCATCCTGATGCGACTTTTCGAGATATTCAAATTGCAGATCCTCTGATTTACGAGCTACACCGAAGCTATTCTCTCGAAAATATCGGCAAGCGAAATGGTGTTGAAGCTAAAGATGAGCGACTCTTGATAGAAGCAGCAGAGGCCTTTGGCCTTGATCCAAAAGCGGGACTGTGGAGACTACCTGCACGATATGTCGGAGCCTATGCAGAGAATGATGTGACATCTCCGCTAGAAATTCTACGCATACAAGAGAAGCGTATCGACCAAGAAGGCCTACGGAAAATCTGGGACTTAGAAAGTCGCACTCTGCCTGTGCTAGTTCGTATGCGCCGACGTGGTGTTCGCATAGATTTTGACAAGCTCATTCAAATCGAAGAATGGACTAAAGTTGAAGAACAGGCTGCTCTTGACCTGATTCGTCGACATACTGGTGTCAGAGTTGCATTCGGTGATGTGTGGAAAGCCTCTGCTCTTGCTCCTGCGTTAGAGGCTATCGGTATGCGTCTGCAAAAAACAGCCCAAGGACAGCCACAGATTGACCGCTTCCTCTTGGGTGGAAGTAATCATCCTGTTTGTGAGGCAATTCTCCGTGCTCGAAAAGTGAACAAGATTCGCACAACTTTTGCTGAGAGCATCAGAAAGTATGCAGTCAACGGAAGAATTCATTGCTCTTTTCGTCAGATTGCATCAGAAACTGAGAGCGGAGAGCAGAAAGGTGTTCGCTATGGTCGTCTTTCTGCAATTGACCCAAACCTTCAGCAACAGCCTAGCCCGGATCGAGACCCAGAAATCGCAGGTGAATGGCGCAAGATCTTCATCCCAGAAGAAGGTGCGATCTGGGGCTGCAATGACTATTCTCAGCAAGAGCCCAGATGGACGACGCATTTCGCAGCTGTGATGGACTTGCCTCGTGCTCGTGAGGCTGCCCTGCGCTACCAGAACGATCCCAACACTGATAACCACGAGATGATGACCAGATTGGTCTACACAGATGCTCAAGTTGAAGAATGGCTAGCAAAAGATCCAAAGGCTTTCAAAGTTCATCGTGGATATTCAAAGAACATCTTTCTTGGACTTTGCTACGGTGAGGGTGGAGCAAAGCTCTGTCATGATATCGGCAAGCCTACTCGCTGGTGTGTTTTCTATGGTATTGGTGCTGATCGACGTGTAGAGTATTTCGAAAATCGTCGAGAAGCCATGGATTACAGAAACCAAATCGGAAGAGGACATATTCGTGAAGTTGCAGGTGAAGAAGGTCAACAGATCCTAGACAATTTCGATGCAGAAGTGCCATATGTGCGCCAGCTTGCTAGAGCGGCGACAAGAAGAGCAGAGATGAAAGGCTACGTTAGAACTATTCTTGGTCGCAGGCTCAACTTCGAGCAGCGAGAGGACGGTTCCTATGACTATACGCACAAGGCGCTGAACAGGATTATTCAGGGGAGCAGTGCAGATCAAACGAAGCTCGCTATTTGTGAGCTTGACAGAGCAGGTTATTTTCTTCAGTTGCAAGTTCATGACGAGACTGATGGAAGCTATTCCTCAGTCGCCGAAGCAAAAGCAGCAGGTGAAGTGATGCGTGACTGTATCTTGAGCATGGTTCCTGGAAAGCTGTGGGTTCCTTTCAGAGTTGACACAGAGGTTGGACCTTCCTGGGGTGAAATCAAAGGTGTGAAATGAGATATGGAGTTTTGGTGAACGGAGACTTCGAAGAAAGATCTCTCATTAAAATGACCGCTCCGGGTTTCTCTCGTCCCATGTTGGGACGTAGCGGAACTTATGACGAATATGTCATGAAAGAGATCAATCGAAGCTACGGCAAGCTAGATGTGAAAAATCGTGTCGTTTTGGACATCGGTGCAAATATCGGCTGTTTCTCTCTTTGGGCTTTGGGCAAAGGAGCTAGACATGTGATCTCTTTAGAGCCAGAATTGAATAACTTCAATATGCTGGAGCTGAATTTGAAAGATGAGACTAACTTCTCTCTTTACAACGAAGCCCTAGCCGCTGATAAAGATGGAGAAGGTATTCTCTATCTCAGCAAAACTGGCAAAAATCCTGGGAATTCAAGCACAACACCTCGTCGAGGCCGGATTGGAGTTTTGATCAACTACATGTCTGTAGCCCAACTCAAAGAATACCATCCGGATATAGATGTAGCGAAAGTTGACTGTGAAGGCGCAGAGTATGATTTCATGAAAACTCTGGTCGAAGCATATCCAAATATGCGACAGGTAGCACTAGAAATTCACATCAGTGGTTTTGGACTTCTAGCTGCAATCTCTTTGCATAACCTGATGCTTGATGCAGGCTTCACTGCTATTGTTCCACCACGGCTAGATAATGAGAGTCTTTGGCAAACTCTAGCGACATATGAAAGATGAGAAAATGCAGCATGTGATGCTTGATCTTGAGACATGGGGGACAAAGCCGGGCTCTGCTCTGCGTTCTATCGGCATGGTCCAGTTTGATCCTTTCTTCCCAGGATTCGGGAAAGAATTCTACTGCAATATTGATGATGAAAGTCAGCTCGCAATCGGTGCTATCAAAGACCAAAAAACTGTTGAATGGTGGACGCAGCAGAGTAAGAAGGCGCTAGAAATTCTAGAAGTAGAAAAGCTCAATGTTCATGATGCTTGCGACAGAGTGATCCAATATTTCAATGAGACAGGAGTTTCCATTGTTTGGGCACAAGGTTCCAATTTTGATCCTGTGCTTCTTGAAGCAATCTTTGACATGGCTGGAAAAGTCGTGCCATGGAAATTCTACAATACTCGAGACACTCGCACTATCTACAGCGTAGCAAACTATGACACTAGAAAGATGCCTCGCGTTGGTGAACATCACAATGCTCTAGAAGACGCAAAGCATCAAGTTCGGTGTGTCTATCGCAGCTACCAAATCCTTCACAATAGGGAGAAAGATCAATGATCCTGAGTGGTCGAACCATTCAGCAGCTCAAAATCATGGAGCCATTCTATGGCAGAACACGCCATAAGGGCATGACTTTTGGGTGTGGACCAGCAGGCTATGATGTTCGCGTAGAGTTCGATGAGAATGGCATCACAGATGCTGTTCAACTCCTTCCAGGTCAATTCCTACTGGCCTCTACGATCGAGCGTTTCAGGATGCCCAGAGACGTTATCGGAATCGTGCATGACAAATCTACTTGGGCTCGTCTTGGTCTTGCTTGTCAGAACACGGTGATTGAGCCAGGATGGGAAGGATGGCTCACTCTTGAACTGACTAATCATGGTCATGAACCTCTTACAATCGAGCGTGGAATGCCAATCGCTCAAGTGATATTTCACTTCGTAGACGATGATACTATTGGCTATGAAGGAAAATATCAATCTCAAAAGCGTGGACCTGTCAGGCCCATCATTGAGAAATGTTAGACTTGTGCCGCATATGGCGCTAAGGTAGGCTAAAAGCCAACCTCTAGAACCTGGAAAGTCTAATGTCAGAAAGAAGCATGAAAGGGACGTTGGTCAAGTGCCTGTCCCCGTTGGATGCCGTTGCCATTGAATCACCGATGACTGGCCTCGGCATTCCAGACATAAACTACATCGGTGGATGGATCGAATGCAAGGCTCTGAAAGCATGGCCCAAAGGAGCAGACAAGAATCCAGTGAAGTTTCCACATGCATGGACAAAAGAACAGCAAGTCTGGGGTTACAGACGTGAAAGAGCTGGCGGAGTTTCACTTGTATGTGTCAAAGTCAGCTCATCATGGTTTTTCTATTCAGCGACCACATTGAAGGTGAATAACTTATGGGACAATATGACAAGACCACAGATGTATCAGTGGGCACTGAAGGTTTTCGAAGTATCTCTACCGCAGAGGGAGCTGTGCGAATTCCTGACCTCACTCCGTCGGACCTCAGTCCTGCAGAGCACCTTCTAATTTGGCGTCGAAGAGAAGGCTATACTCAGCCAGTCGCAGCTGAAGTTCTTGGCATAAGCCTGAACTCACTAATCGGAGTAGAGCGGAAAAATGATAATTCACTCTTTGTCTGTGTGCCTCGGATAGAAAAACTGCACCCTCACGAGATATGTTTCATTTTGCGCCGTCGTTCTGGACTAACTATCCCTGAGTGTGCTGAACAAGCTGGTGTCTCAAGATACTGGTATAATCTGATGGAACAAGGAAAAGTCTGCTCTGATCGACTTTTCCAATACTGGGGTGAAAAATGAAAGGGCATACCGACCATGCAATAGATTTCCTGAAAAAGTTCAAGCCCGGTGGACCTTGGGCACTTGGAGCAATCGCTACTGATCGTAAAGGTGTTGAGTTCAGAACTTTTAGGTCTGAACAGGATGCCTATAATTTCATTGAAAAATATAATGGTGAATGGAACCTTTATTTCCTGATCAACGAACCGACGCACGATATCAAAACCAAGCCTTCTAAGACTGATATCGCAAATGCTCTTTGGCTGCACGTTGATATTGATAGCAATGCCGCAGACAAAGAAAGTCTAGAGCATGATCTTGATATAACGCTAAGTCATCTCACTGACAAGCTGCCGAAAGGTATTCCACAGCCGACTTGTATCATATTCTCTGGAAATGGCTATTGGGGCTTCTGGAAACTCAGAAATCCTTTCCCGATCGAAGGAACTGAGGCAAAATGGGAGGATTTTGAACTCTACAACAAGCGTCTTGAACAGGTTTTCGGAGGAGATTACTGCTTCAATGTAGACCGAATCGCTCGTCTTCCTGGGACAATCAACGTTCCAAATCCACAGAAGCGCAAGAAAGGTCGTGTCGAAGTAGAAGCGAGACTACTGCATTTCAACCCAGGGGCTGTCTATGACATCTCAGACTTCAAGAAGTCTGCTGGTGTGCAGTCTTCTGGGTCAATGATGGATGGAGGCAAAGAAGCCGGTGTCGATATTGACATCGGCAATATTGAACGAATTCAAGAACTCAGCGAGCTAGACGAATGGTCAGTTCCAGATAGAGTGAAAATTATTATCGCTCAGGGACACCATCCAGACCAGCCCAAGGAGAAAGATAACTCTCGGTCAGCATGGGTCTTTGACTGTGTGTGCTCATTAGTTCGCTGTGGTGTTCCCGATGCTGTGATCTACAGTATCTTGACAGACCCCGGCTGGGCTATCTCAGCCAGTGTGCTTGAACTCAAGTCCGGTGCTGATCGCTATGCGCGCCGACAGATTTCACGCGCCAAGCAATATAATGAAGATCCTAACCTTTTGATGATGAACGACCGACATGCTGTCATCGGTAATATCGGCGGCAAATGTGCAGTCATCGAAGAGCTCGATGATCACTTGAAATTGCACAATGGTCAGACATTTAATCGCACAAGACTGACGATGTCTAGCTTTGAAAGCATTCGTCAGCGATACATGAACAAGCGTATCAAAGTTGGTGTGACGAAAGACGGTGTCGATGTAACCGAAGAACTCGGGAAGTATTGGCTCAAGCACCCGATGCGTCGGCAGTATGACACCATGCGATTCATGCCGCTCATTGAGAAAGAAGGTGTCTACAATCTGTGGCGTGGTTTCGCTTATGAAGCAGTTCCTGGAGATTGTAGTCTATATCTAGAACACTTGAAAGAAAACATCTGCTCTGGTAATGAATATCATTACGACTATCTAATTCGTTGGATGGCGCGCGCTGTTCAGGAACCTGCTAGTGCTGGAGAGGTAGCTGTCGTTCTTCGTGGTGGCAAAGGGACAGGTAAAGGCTGGTTCGCCAGGACTTTTGGTCGTCTTTTTGGGCGACACTTTCTTCACATTGCAAACGCAAAACATCTCGTGGGTAATTTCAATGCTCACTTGCAGGATTGTTGTCTGTTGTTCGCAGACGAAGCGTTCTTTGCTGGTGACAAGTCACACGAAAGTGTGCTCAAGATGCTGATTACTGAAGATGTGCTGCCTATTGAAAAGAAAGGTTACGACGTTGAAGCGCAGCCGAACTTTGTTCACATGATAATGGCTTCTAACGACCCTCACGTTATCCGTGCAACCGGAGATGAACGCAGATATTTCGTGCTTAATGTGAGTGAAAATCGTAAACAGGATGCGAACTATTTTGGCAAGATTCAGGAGCAAATGGAGAACGGCGGCTACGAAGCTCTGCTCTACTATCTCCAATCAATTGACCTGACTGGCTTTCAAGTTCGCAATGTGCCACAGACTGATGCTCTGCAAGAGCAGAAGCTGCTATCAATGAACTACGATGAAGAGTGGTGGTTTCGCAAATTGCAAGATGGTCGCATCTTTGATACTGACTCTGAATGGGAGCGATTTGCTCAAACGGATAGGATCACGCAAGATTTCGTGAGATATATGGAGCTGTGGCGTTTCAATCGTCGTGGTAACGAAACCTCTCTTGGTCGATTTCTTTATCGTGTTGTTCCGCATCTAACCAAAGTTCGTAGAAGAACAACTGTCGACGTGGATGATGGATTTGGTGGTCCTAAACGAGAAACACGTCGATTGATGTTCTACGACTTTGGCACTCTCGAAGAGTGCAGAAGATCATGGGAAAAACTTCATGGTAAGGTCGATTGGGAAGAGCCTGTTCAGCTTGATATTGACCAACCGGATGTGCCATTTTGACGACCTCTCAGAGGCCGCTAGAGGGCCTTTTTGCTGGGGGGTATACCTACCCTAGGGCAAGGGCTTCAAGGGGCCTCCTGGACGCTCTGAGACGTCCGTAGGACATGTTGGATTAGTGGCCTATGCAGCTGGAACAGTTGCACTGGTCACTACAACATCGGCAGGGTATAATTTTCTCAGGCAAACCAAAATGGAGCACCAAATGCTGAGTAAAGTCTGGATGATACCTTGGTCAGTAAAAGGTTTTGACGAATACCAAAGCAGCCTCGTCTTGTTCGATGAGCATGTAATGAAACAACAGGCTGAGGCAAATCCAGAGCGAGGTCGTATTTTATTTGAAACGATTGATCTAACTCCAGAAGAGGAAGCATCTATCCTGCAAGCAATGAGGAATATTTTCGAATGAGACCGATGCTCGCATCTAATTGGGAAAGCTGCAACGAGGATATGTTCCCTTTCTGGGCACAGCCCAAGCTGGATGGTATTCGTGTTCTGATCGGAGAAGACGGATGTCTCTACACGCGCAGCTTGAAGCCTGTGCGAAATCACCAGATACAATCTCTCGTTCGAGATATACCAGAGTTGAGAGGCCTGGATGGAGAGATAATCGTCGGAGATAAAACTGCAGAAGACTGTTATCGCAGAACAAATTCTGCTGTAATGAGTTATGAGAACGAAGATATTGCACATGCGACTATCCAGATTTTTGATATCTGGAACGACCCGTGGTCTAGTTACGATGAGCGCTATAGCAAGTTGGTGAGAAGAAGCAAAAGTTGGCCTCAATGGGTTCAACTTGTGGAAACAAAATTGATTGATGACCCAGCCATGTTAGAAGAGTATGAAAAGAGCCTACTGGCTCAAGGTCACGAAGGTGTAATCCTTCGAAGCCGTCATTCTCTCTACAAAAAAGGTCGTGGAACACCCAAGGGAGGAGAGCTGATCAAACTGAAAAGGTTCGCTGATGCCGAGGGAATTATCGTAGCCTGTCATGAAGAAATGCACAACGCAAATCCGGCGACCATCAATGCTCTCGGTTACACTGAACATAGCAGTCATCAAGAAAACTTGATCGGCAAAGGCACCCTCGGTGCTTTTGAGCTCAAGATTGACGAGAAAAAATGGCCGAGTGGATTTGTCCGAATCGGCACAGGAATGTCTGCACGACAGAGGGAGGTCTTCTGGTCCAAGCGAGATGAGCTGATCGGTAAGATTGTGAAGTTCAAATACTTTGAAGTCGGTGTCAAAGACGCACCTAGATTCCCCGTCTTTCTGGGCTTCAGAGATGCTGATGACATGTGGGAATGAAATGATCACTCATGAGATTCTTAGAGACAAGTGTCGCAAAGCGATGGGGATGAAAATTCCCATCGCCGCAAAAGAGCGATGGGCTATTTTCATCAAAGAAAAACGAACAGAGTTCATTTTTCGGTATGAGTGGATTATTGATCGTCGTTTCTACGATTGGGTTCATGATAATCAGCAGTTTCTTGACATCATGGATGGAACTGAATGGTTCGGAGTCTACATTTGTCATCCTGATGGAACTCCTATAAATTATTACGACAAATAGTTGTTTTCTTCTCGAAAATCGTAGGGCATTTTGCAATAGTGCTGCAACTAGGAGACAACTAATGATCAAGAGCCTCATTAAAGAAGGAGAGCCGTGATGTCGGATATTCGTGCCAAAATCTTGGCTCTGCGCAACATGATCACTGAGCGCGGAGCAACCGAGGCTGAGGCAATGGCGGCTCTCGCCAAAGCCGACAAGCTGATGGCTGAGCATGGTCTGACTGAGGCAGATCTTGAAGTCGCTGAAGCTAAGCGCGATATGTCTGTTGGTGAGTTCAAGTATGGCATCAAAACGCAGCATCCTTGCGCGAAATGGTGCAGCAAAACCATCGGTGAATTCTGTGGTGTCATAACGTGGTATGATCCCAATGGGCAAAAATCCAGCGGTTTCGGCTTCAATGCAGATGTTGAGATGTATGAGTTTCTGCTCAAGCTAGTTCACGACTCCATGAACAGAGAGTGGAAGAATTATCTCGCAACCAATCCTCCCAAGAAAGGCGTTAGTCGCCACACTGAATACTGGTCTTTCATGCTGGGCATGGCTCAGCGCATCAATGAGAAGCTGCAAGAGCTGATGCAAGCTCGTGAAGTGAAAGTTGACAGCACCGGAACTGATCTTGTCGTTAAAAAGTATGCCATTATTCAGGCCGGTATGAAAGAAATGCTTCCGGACCTTCATTTTCGCAAGGCAAACTCTCGTGGTATCCTTGCTGATAGCTCTGCTATGAACAAAGGTCGCAAGGCTGGTGACAGGGTGAACCTGAACCGTCCTTTGAAGAATGGCCCAAACGTTCGCAAAGCGATCACTTGCTGACAATTGACGGCTGTTCAAGAGCCTTTTCGCGGGGTAGTGTTAGCGCACTACCCCCCAACTCTAACCACGAGGTGAATTCATGGCGGTCTACTTCATGAACAAAGGTCATATCGACCTTGACGTGATCCGCACAATGGGTGTGTCAGTCAAAGAAAATGACAATCCTATCGGATTCTTTGGCACCGGACTGAAGTATTCCATCGCAACACTGCTGCGAACCGGGCACAAGATCAGCCTCAAAACTGACGGTCATACCATTGACTTTCGCACCCAGGAGAAAATCATTCGTGGTAAGACTTTTCAGATGATTCAGATGGGTGATGAACAGCTTGGATTCACCACAGATCTGGGCAAGAACTGGGAGGTCTGGCAGGCTTATCGCGAGCTCTACTCGAATTGTCTTGATGAGAATGGTAAAATCAGCACCATTTTCGATGAATCTTTCGACACCATTTTCTCAGTTAATGGTCCAGAAATTGACAACATTCATGCAGATCGCGGCAAGATTTTTCTGCAGAACGAACCGTGGATTGTAGGTTCGGGTATTGAAATTCATCGCGGAAAGTCGGACTATGTGTATTATCGAGGCGTGTGTGTTCACAAGCTGCTGAAGCCGAGTCGTTTCACCTACAACTTCACGTGTCAAATGACACTGACCGAAGACAGAACGCTGGCCTCCACCTACGACATGATCTACAAGCTCAGCGCGAGACTTCCTCGTGTCGCGGACCCTGTGTTCTGCGAAAAGATCATTGATCCTGACTGGGACGGTTTTGAAACGAATCTCGACTTTTCGAATTGCTACGACCCAAGCGAAGAATTTCTCGATGCATTGGAGAAGCATCGTGCCAATGCTCGTATGAGAGAGAAAAACAAAGAAATTCTGTATCGGCATCGTAAAGTCAACAAATGGGATGTGTTCGAGCTTGACGATGAGCAAGCTCGCACCGTGGCTTCTGCCTGCAAAATGCTGAGAGCGCTGAACTGCTTCGTGTCTCCGCAAGATTTTACGTTCGTCGAAAACCTCGGTCCGGGTATCTACGGTCATTGCAAAGACGGCAAGATGCTGATTACTCGGCAGACCATCGCTAACGGCAGAGACTTTCTTGCAATCACGATGTATGAGGAGTGGATTCATGATCACTTGGGTTACAAAGACGAAACTCGTGCGATGCAGCAGTTCCTTCTGGACAAAATCTTGGAACTGATTAAACGGGAGAATTGATAGCTTGTCACGAGTTTCTTCGCATACTATGCTACAGGTATAGCTAAACCCAAGGAGGATAGAATGGGCTACTCGGCAACAACTCCGGAAGAAATCAACGTGGTGGTGCTCGTTACGTTGAAAGCTGCCATCAAGATGTATCTCATGTATGGCATCAAAGTGAACCGTGCCTACACGCCGACCAAGATGCTCGCCAAAGCTGGCGAGCTTCTCGGTAAAGAATATAAGCGTGGTCAGCTGTCGCAGGCTTTTGCCGATCTGCAAGCCCGCTACGATGAAATTCTTGTTGGGAGGAACTAACATGGTTCGCTATATCAGTGCAGAGAACCTCCACGCTGATGACTTCGGAGACAGGTTCACTCATCAAGTTGGTGAAGTCGTCTACGATGCTCGCACCAAATTCGGCTCTGCGTGGGCTACGATGACGCAGAGCTCTTTTCAGAAGTATGGCTTCGGTCGGCTTGGTGTCGGCTTCGGTCAGAAATACGTTCGCAACGCTGCGGGTGAACTGCACAAGGTGGAGGGCTGATAATGTCGTATGGTATCTACACTTGGGAGTTGGAAGAACTGACTGTTTTCAACGCCCTTGATGACAAAGAACCAAAGAAAGTCAACGTTGAGTTTGTTCTTGTCTGCACTGATCCAGGCACGCCAGAAAGTGGAAGATTCGGTCCGCCGGAATTCTATGATCCAGGTGAAGCTCCCACATGGGAAATCGAGAGCATTCAGATCATCTTTGAAAATTCTCCTCCTCTTGGCATTACCGAAAATCAATTCATGGAATTATTCCCAAGAGGAGACAGTATAATTGACATGGCTATCGAATGTGCTCTTGACAACGGTATTGTAGAGTCTGAATCCGATCCGGAGCCTGATTACGAATGAATTTGTTCGTGCTTGACGAAGATCCAGCCGCTTCGGCGGCTGGACTTGACGATAAACGCATTGGCAGTGCCCTGCGTGAAGTCAACCAGATGATGTCTACTGCGCTTGCTCAGAGCGGCGTAGAGGGCGCTAGCGTAGGGCCGGGGCTGCTATGCCGCCCAAGCCATCAACGCCATCCAGTGACGCTCTGGGTGGGCCAGACAAGCGGCAATTTTGCGTGGGCATACGCCTATGCAATGGCGCTCATTAAAGAATGGCAACTCCGCTACGGAACATGGCATAGCTCTAGCGATAGAACACCATACATATGGAGATTTAGGACTTGCATTCCTCAAGGCCCTCTGTTACCGTTCCAAAATAGCGCGAGACACGGTGGATTGGGGCTTGACTTCACGCATCTGCCAGTTCCAGAATCATACCGAGCGTATATTCAGGAGCGCTGGCTGACAGACAAACGGCCTCCGACCTACACGAATCGGGAGTGGCCTGAATGGGTGAGCTGGAACCAAAAAGCATGAGGATTAAAGCAGGGATCCGAATCGGTTTCTGGGATCACACCAAAACTGGTCCTTTCAAGGCTATCGGATATTACAACGGACCTGATCTTGGTGATCATATCCCCGGCACCAGACTTCAGCAAAATCTGATGGAAGGTGAGCTCGTCTTCCATGTTGGAGTTTTGTTCAGACCTGATCTTGGCAAAAATCAGAGACTAGAAACGATTTTGATTCTTGAGAAATATATTCCCGAGATGTTCGAATACGAGCACTGGGAGCGTCTGTGTAACGACAAATAGAATTTGTCTTCACCCCGCTCTTTAGGTAAGGTGCAAACTATAGCGGCACCATCCTAAGGAGAGGGTAAATGGGAAGCAACGTCAGGCTGGCCTACGACAGGCCCAATGGCTGGAGCATCAGCCTCTACAAAATTTCTGACAGCTACGGCACCTACTTCGTCGTTTACGAGTCGGTCGTTGACGGCTACGGCGACTATGACGGCGAGGATGCCATGGACTTCAACACGGAGGCCGAAGCCCGCAAATACTACGAGAAGCGGGTTGAGTTTCTCCGTGACACGCCCAACTGGGAGGCCCAGTCGGCGTATGATGAGCTGCACGGCACGATCAACGGCGTGGACCCGGGGATCGTTGAGTGGCGCGAACTGGTGGGGGAATAGATGCTGAAGCGGTTCTACGTTGACGTCGGGGTTGTGACAAACCCCGACGCTCATCCCGGATCCAAAATCGGAGACACGCAGTATAGGTTCATGGATGACATGGACAACCCGACTTTTTCCTATGACTACGTGTCTCTGGAAAAAGCTCTGGCTGAACATTCACCCTGCGTGATCGTTTGGGTGCCCAAGGTGATGCGGAACATGAGGCGCATGATGGAGATGAATGCCGAACTCCCTCAAGAGCAGCGTGACATGCTTCGCTTGAAAGGAATGATCTGATGATCTACTATGTTGCTGCGACGGATTGCATGTCGTGGGGTCGCGGAGCCTATGCTTGGGAAGCTGTTGGCCATGCTCTTCAACACTCTGGTCGCAAAGCCACGAAAGTTGTTCTCTTTGAGGTGGATTCACCCAGGGAGGGTGACGTCTATGTCAACGACATGGGCAACATCGTTGCGCCCAAGGGGAGCAAATTCAGAGAGCTTGCTACGATCTCGTTGCACCGTCTCTCGCCCAAGTTCTACTCGTTTTTCGACGAGCTTGAAGCAATGCTGGAATGAGGCGTGTTCTATGAAGATCGACTATCTGCCCACTGAAGACGACATCATGTATGCCTTCTACGATGATCAGAAGAACGAAGTTCGTTGGTGGGGTTGTTCCAAGAACACTCCTTACGATCCTGAGTATTCTCAGTTCGTCGTGACAACGTGGTCATTGTGCAAGCCTGCGGCTGGTATTCGCATGATTTCCACTTCAGGATGGAGCTGACTGAGTCGCCGGATAGGGTTGTGATCTTGGCAGCTTGGGATGTGGGCTGATCCAAGCCCAGAAGCAGTTGAATGGAGACGACAGAACAAGAAACGAGTTCGTCCGTATGTCCGCAAGCGACTACGACTGACTCCGTGGCTACTGCGCTGGACAGCATTGGTGCTGCTGTCGGCGCTTCTCTTCTGATAGGAGGACTTGTGATGCAGTATCTGTCAAAGACAGTGCCTATCTACGAGTGTGGAAAGTGTGGCGCTACCGGCCGACTGGAAGGCATGTGTGAGTGCTGCAATGTCACCGTGAGATATTATGATGATGAACCTGCTACCTACTGGAGTGTCGCAGTCTACGAGACTGGACTGAACTATGGTGGTCCGGAAGAAGGCGGCTGGTGGTATGAGTGTGGATGGCTGATTGATCCGCATAAGCAAAGAGTTTTTGACTCTCTGGAACAGGCAGTCAAATATCACAAAGAGTTGCTCAATCATTACAAGGACACGAAGAATATCGCCGTTCACGGTTCCAGTTCCTGGCTACCCTGTCTACTGCTGAGGAGGAAATCATGGCAGAATGTGTGCGACTCTACTACGATGGGTATCTGATGAATACCATCGAGCCCAGCTCCAAATTCAAAAGCATCCCCAACGCTCGCTGTGATACCGCAGAAGGGCGTGAAAAAGTCGCTCGGAGGCTGATGGAAGGTTGGATCCGAAATGCAGGCTACCATCGCCATCTGTTCAGGATTGAGCATGGAAAGACTGATCCGCTGGTTTTGTCCAGAATGACTTCCGAAATCATGCAAAAATGGAGCGTCAAATGCGTGGAATTCTGATCAACCCTTGGACGAAAGATATCAGCGAAGTGGAGTGTGGAAAATTATCGGCCCAGAAGTCAACCTGTTCACTATCGGGCTGTATCTGCCCAATAGAGACGCGCTGTTCTTGGACGATGAAGGTTTGCTGAAACAAGGTGTTCTCCATTAATGGTGAGCTTTTCGCTGGAAAGGGCTTGATCTTGGGATCCACCCGTAGTGGTAACTCTGCAGATGCAAAGTCGACCATAGCCCAGATAAAGGCTATGGTCGGCTGGACAAATCTGGTGACAGCATGATCAAGTTTCTGCTTGTGCTTTTCGGATCCATCGTATTCTGTATTGGAGGTCCACTGGTAGTTCTTCTTTTGATAGAGGAACTACCAGTGACTTGGCTCAACATTTTTCTGGTAGGAGGAATTGAGAGCTTTTTTGTGTTGATGGCGATTGAGCTCGCTAAACTCGTGAAGCAGTTGTGGAGAGATCTCTAGGTTTAGGTATTTTTCGAGAGGAAACTTCCTTTACTGGAGGGAGTTTCCTCTCGGGATACGTTTCTGCAATCTTTCTCCAGTCTGGTTCCATGAACATGAGTTTGACTTCATCTTTCATGATAGAGTTCTCTGTCTTCTCTGAAACGACTAACAGGTCAAGCTCTTCTTGCATTCTTGGCTGCCATTCATTTCGGTTTTTCGGCCAGTCGTTGTTCATCTCCAACCATTTGTAGAGCACTGCGCTGAGTTGCCATTCAAGACCGTATTCCAGATCTTTGATGGATTGGAAATTATAGACCGGTTTTGCTTCTTCGGTTCTGGAGTTCCTTAATGATCTGGGATCGTATAGCACTGAATGAATGATGCTGTTCCCCATTATCTTCTTGGATACCAATGAGCGAAGTTTTTCGTTCCAGAATACGAAGTCGTAGAGTTCCCCAATAGCGACCCTGGATGGGATATCGCCGTTGCGAACTGCACGGTAAAGGTGAATTGCAGAGATGATCTGCTTCATGCTGAAGAAGTATGGCATCCTTTTCTGGATTTTCGGCTGTGTGCGATATAGCAGTGGGATATCTCCATCGTAGTCTGGACGATTGGGACGAGCAGCGTTGAACAGAGCTTTCATTTCCTAACTCCTTACGTCTTTAAGCCTGAAAGTGTGGTCAGGTGCGGTTGTAAGATTATAAGTATTTGCAAGTGGATACAAGGGGTTGAAGGTTCAAAATGGAGTTAAAAACTTAAAGACATCCGGCGCCAGCTTTGCGTGGGTTGCGCTAAACTGGGGCGCGGTGGATGCCCAACGGCTGGCGGCGGGAGCTAGTGTGGTTAAAACTATTTATCTTTTTATATATTATAAAGAATAATAATATATAGTAAAAGCAAGGGGATAGGGTTTAGGGCATAGGACCATACTTGGCTCAGTATAAGGGTTAAAGACGTTATATGACCAGTCGGTAGATTAGGGAGTTTTGTGATGCAATTTTTCGGTGGGATTAGGGAGTTGTGCTGCAACTTTGGGTAGATTAATATGATACACGAGAGATCCTCTTCGTCAAGATCTCACGCACAGATAGGAAACGAAAATGGATGAAGATCGCGATCCCGAAAGTCAAGAATTCACTCCAGAATACAGCAACGTCAGAAGGCGTCCTCGCTCTCTGCTCGCTCGTGGATCCAAGCCGGTCCTGGTCCAATATCAGGATGAACACGGAAATTGGCGATCGAAGATAAAAATGTCCCGGATAAAATTCGGGGATGCAGAAAAAGGAGTCTTTCTAGAAGTCTTCCGCAAATGGGGAAGAATGGGAGAGGCGGCTGCGGCTGCCGGAGTCTCAACCCAATGTGTCCGAAAAGCGATCCACGAAGATGAAGATTTCGCCGAGGCTGTTCTCATGGCCGAGGAGGAATACAAGGAGAAGCTCATTGGGCATCACCAGAATCTCGTCTTCAATGGGACGATAAGGAAGAACTACGATCGCAAAGGGAATGTCGTCTCCGAAGAGACCATCTATCCCATCCGACTGATCGAGCTTGAACTGAAAAAGCACGATCCTGGCTACAGAGAGAAGCAGGAAGTCAGCGTGAATCATTCTGGCGGCGTTCTCATCGCGCCTGCCGAGATGGCGTCTGTCGACGACTGGGAGAAGCGTTTCTCCAATATGAAAGATGTGACTCCCTCCGAAAAGAGCTACGATCCTGCTCCTCTTGGGCATACAGACGATAATGAAGAAGACGAAGGCTGGCCTCGCTGACCGAGGCTGGCCTTGATGACCGAGTGAAATTGAACGAGTGAGTCCATCCGATTCTTTCCGGATGGATCAATCTTCATTTTCATCTTCATCTTCATCTTCTTCATCCGTCAGACGATGATAAAGAAGACGAGGATAAAGAAGACGATTGACAAAATAGAATTCATCACCTTCATCATCTTCATAAAAATGATGATGAAGATAAAGAACACGAAGATGAAGATAAAGAAGACGAGGATAAAAAAGAAGAAGACCACGATCGTCGAGACAGACAAATACGAATTTTCTTCTGAGTAGTCGCATACTAGGGTGTAAGCACTAGGCAACTCTCACAAAGGGGAAAATCCATGTCCAAATTCACAAAGGCCGAAATCCGGACCATCTGTCTGTTTTTCGGCGTTAACCCGTCCGAAGATGTGTGCGAACTTCCGGAAAACTACTTTTTGGAAGAATCGTCCGTGGAACATCCCGTGGGGGATATTCTGCAAGTGCAGCAAAACGGCTACGTCGTCACCTTTGAAGATGCGGTGGCCGAATTCGCCAAGCACCCTTGGTATTTCCAGCGGAATTTCGTTGGGCTTGTGGAAGCTCTTAAGCTCCTCACCGGCGAAGTCAAGTAATACTGTCGTCAGCGGGATGAGGGCCGAGAAATCGGCCCTCTCTTTTTGAGGATAATATCGTCATCATTTTCGTCTCTCTATGGTTGTTTCTTGATTTCATCTTCTTCATTTTCATCTTCATCTTCATCTTCGAAGATAAATGACCGAGTGAGTTTATCCGAGATGAGATGAAGATATTCTTGTAGATGAAATGAGATAGATGTGAAGATGACGAAGATAAAGAAGATGACGAAGATAAAGAAGATGAGGATAAAGAAGATCAGGATGAGGATATCGTTCCTCTCAGATTGAGATAAATGGCGCTTTTCTTCTCACCCCTCTTGGGTTAGGTTGCAGCTATGGGCAATGGTGCTCATCCATAGGAGGCTACCCAATGACGAAGTTTAAGTTCGCTCCTCGTGAAATCAAAACCAAAGAGGAGCTGCACCTGCTCGCTTTCTACGCCTACTTGCAGTATTTGCACGAAGGCTTTGAGGTGACGATTTGCAAGCTGGGCGTGGCGCGGGGTGCTTCGTTCAGCCGCAACCAGCATCCTTTCAACGGGCTGCGTGGGGTTGAAAAGCCCAGCATCTACGCTTGAAGACAAAGGACCGAGTCGGGTTATCCGACTCGGTCTTTCTTTGGGTTGTTTGTTCATCTTCATCTTCATCTTCGTTTTTGAAGATGAAGAAGACTGGACGAAGAAAAGAAGACCGGACGAGCGATTCGACCGAGTCGATCAAAACGACCGAGTGGACGAAAACGACCGAGTGGACGAAAACGACCGACGATGAAGACGACCGAGCGAGTGGAAACGACCGACGAGGACGAAGAGACCGACGAAGACGAAGAGACCGACGAGGCCGAGACCGACGAGGCCGAGACCGCCGAGGCCTAGAACCTGGGGGCCGGGGGCCGGGGGCCGGGGGCCGGGGGCCGGGGGCCGGGGGCCGGGGGCCATTGGCTACCTATGGGCAACGCTTAGTTGCCTAATGGGCAACGTGCTGCCCTAATTTTGCCGTATTTGCTTGCCATACCTATCCTTGCCTAGGGGCGGCATGGGGCCGCTACCAGGCACTAGCAAAGGGTCAAAGCAATGGCTACCACCCCCACCGGCGCCACCGGCGCCTCCACCGGCGCCACCGGCGCCACCACCGCCAAGGCCAAGGCCAAGGCGCCCACCCCCACCGTGGCCAAGGCCACCATGGCCACCGCGCCCACCGCGCCCACCGCGCCCACCGCGCCCTTGTTCGTGGTCGGCCCGTGGCCGGTCAAGGCTCAGGGCGGCAACTCCATCAGGGCCTACTGCTACAAGGTGGCCGTGGCGTTGCAGGCGCAGCACCCCGGCGGCTTTACGCTGGCCCAGTATGCCAGCGCCCTTGCGGCCAGCGCCGCTGGTAGCAACATGCGTCAGCCCGGCACGGGGTGGGGTACGGCGGCCAAGCCCAACGGCGCGGCCTACGCGCACGCCAACTGGTTTGCCCACCCCAAGCAGGGGTGGCTGGCCCCGGCTGGCAAGTAGCGGCCACCGGCCCTGCCCTACGGGGCAGGGCCACTACCCCCAAGGGGATGAACATGCACAACGTGCTGATACCGCTAGCAGCAGTGGCCCTTGTGGCCTATGCCCTAGCGCCAACTGTTGCCAAGCTGGCAACAGTGGCGCTAGTGTTGCCTTAAGGCCACACCCCGCCCTAAGCACGGCTAGGCCGCGCTTGGGGCGGCAGGCCGCCCTCGATCTACCGTCTCTCCACACCCACCCCAGACTCACTACAAAAGAACTTTACGATCCCCAATCACCTCCTATTACCCTTGCATCAATTATCAACTCAAGTATACCTATAGAACATGGTCAGATTTCCTGATAACGTAGTCTGGAAACCCATGAGAGGCTCTCAAGAGGCTTTCTTGAGTGCCACTCCCATTTTTGAAGTCCTCTTCCAAGGAACTCGTGGCGGCGGTAAAACAGACTGCCTGCTCATGTCCTTTGGGATGCATGTGGGCAAAGGATATGGTCCCGCCTGGAAAGGAATCTTGTTCAGGCAGACGTATAAGCAGTTGACTGATGTTATCACAAAAACGAAGAAATGGTTTCCACTCATCTGGCCCGATGCTAGGTTCAACCATTCAGAGCACGTTTGGACTTGGCCGACTGGGGAACAACTGCTGCTTCGTCAGTTCCAGAAGGCAGACGACTACTGGAACTATCATGGGCATGAATATCCATGGATCGGATGGGAGGAGCTATGCAACTGGCCGACTGATGAGGGTTACAAGCGCATGATGTCATGTTGTCGGAGTTCCCAGAAGGGAATGCCGCGCATGGTCCGTGCCACCACTAACCCTTATGGACCCGGCCACAACTGGGTAAAGCATAGATTTCAGCCGCATACCATGAATATGGTAGTGCGAAAAGATCTAGTTGACGAACATGGAATGAAAGAGCCGACCAGGCTCTCTATTCATAGTCATATCGATGAAAACAAAGCTCTACTAGAAGCCGATCCAGACTACAAACAGAAGATTGCGGCTGCTGCTCGAAACGAAGCAGAAAAACGTGCTTGGCTCGAAGGCACATGGGACATCGTATCAGGAGGCATGTTTGACGATGTTTGGGAGCCGAAGTATAATGTGGTCCCGTCTTTTGAAATTCCCGAAAGCTGGAAGATTGTTCGCTCGTTTGACTGGGGCGCGTCAAAGCCCTTCTCATTGGGCTGGTGGGCGATCTCCGATGGAAGTGACTTCCAACTTCCAGACGGAAGATGGAGATCGAGTGTTCGTGGAG